ATGACAAAGATAGAAACAAAAGATCAATATGACAGGGCTGTACAAAGAGTTGAAGAGTTACTTCCACTGATAACAGACAAAACACCTCTCGATGACCCGAACAGTATAGAATTGGAACTACTTTCTAATCTTGTTGCAGAGTATTCGGAAAAACATTTTGCATTGAGAGCACCCTCACTTGCTGATGTTCTCAAATTCCATATGCATGAAATGGGGCTTACCCCAAAAACATTGGCTAAATTGATAGGTGTTACCACTCCCCTTTTGAATGATTATATTTCCGGTAAATGCAAGCCCACATTGAAGGTAGCCCGTGAAATTAGCCGGAAACTGAATGTTGATGTTAATATTGTTTTAGGTGTTTGATATGAGAACTGTTGAAGTCATTGTTGAACATGCATGAAACGACCTAAGTGCTTACATAAAACTTGAGGTGACAAAACATATTTATATCGAGGGTATATGGAAAGTTCAACAAAACATCTAATGTATACATTTTCATGGCAAAAAATAATGCCAAGACTTATAAGAAAGAAATGATGCAGTCAGTAAGTTGTATCATCAATCAATATAAACGCAAATAAGAACATCTATGATAAAAAGAAAAAGGAGCATCACATGATGCTCCTTTTCTGTGATTCCGTTGGAACTTGTATCTATCTTGTATTTCACTGTCTATCAATATAATACAGACAACAATAAATTTATGGTAGAACACTGGTAGAATATATGCTGATAATAGTTGAATTTCATGACTACAATCTCTTCATAAGACTATAAATGTCACTTTGCTCTTTTACATCTTTTATCGGCAATTCATTAACGCCTAATTTAAGGAATTCTTTAGCATACTTTTCCTTTAAAGCACTTATCTCATCAGGTGTCATATATTCCTCATTGCTTTTCCTAACCAACTCTGTAGCCAGTTTATCCGTAAGCAATTCAATAGCTTTTTGTTTATCACCCTTCAATAATGCAATACGTATTTTGTCAGTTCTGTCGATTTCAAGATCAGCATCAATTTTTTTCTTAATTTTCCTGACATCATTTGTCATTTTCCAGATTTTGAAGAATAACACAATCTGCAGGACAGATACTACAACTATAATGAAAGAAATAAAATTTAACATAATCCACTGTTTATTTATACTTACAATTGCGTTCTAATGGCCAATATATTCTCTACGATAAAAAGTTTTCTTATTTTATCCTTGCGAAGCTTAATATCGTCGTATTTAGTGTTCTCGCTCCGAAGGATGATATAATTATCTTCATCTGGTTCATATCGGCGAATATACTTTATCATTCGGTATTCGTCAAGGAGAATAAGATACATTTGTCCATAAAATATATCCTGCCAACATTTTATTTCTCTTATGACGACCATATTGCCATCGAAAATTTTTGGCTCCATACTATCTCCATTTGCTCTAACTATACAAGAGTCTTTGCTTATTCCAGGAAGACTTACATGACCTATGATAGTATCCTCTGTAAAGATTATATCCCGATACTGCGTTCCACAAGTAGCATCAATATCGTAGACAGGGGTTGCACCTGTCCCTACAACATCTTCTTTCTTTACTACATTAAGCATATCGCCCAAATCGGCAGTAAGCCAAGCTTTATTAATTTCAGGATAACAAGATATTATCTTATCTACCATAGCCGAAGAAAAAGTTTTCGTCCTACATTTCAAGATATCGTATACTGCCTGCGTAGTCTTTACACCTATTTTAGAAGCAAACTGAGCAGGGTTCAAACCAGTGTAATCCAATATTTTAGTTAATTTTTCGCAAGTATCCATAGGTATTTATGTTAAAAATCAAAATACTAAAAGATATAATCTTGTTTTATCTTGCTAAATCAAGATATTATCTTTATATTTGCAGCAGAATTAATAAATCAGCAACGTTTCTATAACGTTTGACTGCAAATATACACAAATAAAATAGAACGACGATGCCACAGAGAAAAAAAATTGAATTGAAGTATGGGTGCGCAAAGAAACTGGCCGCTGATTGCCAAGTCGCACCTAACACAGTGAAGTTTGCTCTAAACTATGTAACAGACACAGAGCTGGCTGAACATATACGCAAAACGGCTTATGAGAAAGGTTATGTAAAAGAGTTTTAACATCAAAAAGCACGATTATGAAAAGAAATGTATTACACGATATTATGAGCCTTGCATGGCAGTTCGTAAAGCGAAATGGCTTTACAATGAGTGAAGCATTAAAGGTGGCCTGGGCCAACATGAAGCTGAAGGCAGCAATGAAACAGAGAATCGTGAAGTTCTATTTTCAGAAAGTTGACGGTTCTATACGTGAGGCATACGGCACACTGAAAGAAAACCTGATACCAGCCACAAGCGGTGACAACAGAAAGAGAAACGACACCGTTCAGGTTTACTTCGACACTGAAAGACAAGAATACAGATGCTTTAAGAAAGCCAATTTAATTTCAATTTGTATGTGATATGACGAGAACTGAAGCGCGCATGATAGCAGAAGAACTGTTCAAGTTATTTGAAAAGAACGGATTCAAGCCGCAAATGATTACACCTGAGCGGTATCTGAACGCCAAAGAAGCCGCAAAGCTGCTCGGCATGCCGCTGAACACGCTGTATAAGAAGGTAACAGAAATACCTCATGTTAAGCAGGGCAAGCGACATGTTTTCAAAGAAAGCGCGCTTCGTGAGTGGATGGACAACTGCTAGCATTGAAGGTGCCGGGAGAGCTGAAGGCTCGCATCACGCAGCGAGAGCGGCGGCACCACACGTGACAGGCGTTCTTTGACATGTTGAAAAATACGAAAGCGAAGCAGACGGCAAGACTAGCAATCTATAGCCGTATGCGAGGACGCAAGTAGGGCTAAAAATATAATCGGTAACAAAGCGCAAAAATTTAAATCATGACTGGACATGCATGAAAAAATAAGTGTCATGTAACTAAAGAGTTTACCAGTTATGTGTTTACGGCAATAATGCCGTGAATTTCTGAAGATCTAAGATTTAGCTAAATGCTACGCAATATGTCCATCCTAAAGGAAAAGGTTATAAAGGGCATGGTTTGGGCGACCATTTCGGCTGATGCTTTATCTTTTACAATAACCTTGTGCTGTCCATTGAGACTGCGGTAGAACCGGGCACAGGGTACCAATTTTATAAGTTTCTAGTTTTTATCATTTTTCTTGACTGCATCCACTGTGAAGTTCATGCAAAGGCCGGGTAGCTCAAAGTGTAGAGCCGCGGAATGGTCCGCGAGGTTAGAGGTTCGAGTCCTCTCTCGGCCACGACAAGATGAAATACATAACAGGCAGTTATTAAGAATTACTTGAGAACTGAATATTTTTCTTAGCCTGCTACGTCGTGATGACGCGGCAGGATCTTGTAGAATAATCAAAATAATCAATATATGAAAAAGATGGTTTTAGCTGTAAACATTATAGCATTTATTTATGCCTGCCATACAGGCGATGCCACTGCCTTAGCAGTAGCTTTTCTATGGTTCTCAGCCGAATACGGCAAGAGCTTGTATAAAATATGGTATAAGATTTTATTATGAAACTTTACGAACGCGACTACGCAGATTTGGCACGCAAATGTGCCGATTGCGCTAATGCCGGAATATCAGCAGTGTCAGTCGAAAAGAAAGACGAGACGCTGATATTGACAGTTGATGTGACTGTCGACGGGTACACAGAGGACGACTATTATAATGGCACAGGCGGATTTATCCCGACTAATTCTGATTGCCGTATAATTGATGTCGAATTATGCACTCTTGATGACAATGGCAAGATGCCATATATAGACCAGACCAGAATTGAACAAGAAACAAAAGAAATACTATTAACAATTTAATTTTTTGGATTATGTCACTTATTAAGAAATCAAACGAATTAGTAATCCCATCAACAGTAAAAATGATGATATACGGTCAAGCTGGTATGGGAAAAACGACAGTAGCATTAAGCGCACCAAAACCATTGCTACTCGACTTTGACAATGGTGTGAAGCGTGTAAATATGGCTCACTTGGATGGTATTGACATCGTTCAGGTCAGTTCATGGCAGGATGTCCAGCAGGTATTGCAAGAAGACTTATCTACATACCAGACTATCGTGGTAGATACAATCGGCAAAATGATGGATTTTATCATCACCTATAAATGTGGTACACGCCAGCCACAAATCAGGGACTGGGGTGGCATCAACGCCGAATTTTCTTGGATGACACGCACGCTTTCATCGCTCAACAAAAACGTGGTATTTGTAGCTCACAGAGACACGAGAAAAGATGGAGACGACACCGTATTTATCCCTGCCTTGCGTGAAAAATCATACAACTCAATCGTTACAGAACTTGACTTGCTCGGATATCTTGAGATGCGCAACGAGAACGGTGTACAAAAACGTACTGTCACGTTCGATCCGACATCACGCAACGACGGCAAGAACACCTGTAACCTGCCGGGCGTAATGTTTGTGCCAAGCATTCTAGACAAAAACGGCAACCCGACTGCAAAGAATGATTTTATAAGTACAAAAGTCATCATGCCTTATCTCAACATGCTGCAGGTTAAAAAAGAAGAGCGTGCACGCTACGACAAAGTCATTGAAGAGATAAAAGATAATATAGAAATGATAACGGACGCACAGTCTGCCAACGACTTTGCTTCGAGGATAAACAACTTCGAACATGTTGGAAGTTCTCTAAGTATGGCAAGACGTCTTTTCTCAGCAAAGGTAAATGCCCTTGGGCTTATATTCGATAAAGAAACTAAGACTTATGCAGACAAAGCAGCCTAAATTCAAATTCTATGCAACGCTTCTCGATACCTTTACCGGATATCTGAAAAGCGATGTGGTATGGGGCAAATATTGGGGATTCAGTGAGAATCCCCCACATACCCCAGACGAATTTAAAGATCTACAGTTCCAACGCCTGATAGATACGATAAACCGTGTCCCGTTCGACAGCGAAGCAGCTGATAAGGGGACGGCTTTCAATGAGGTGGTCGACTGCATGATTGAAAATCGGAAATCAGAAAAGGTTCAGGTAGAAAGACTACTATCAGACATGCAGGATGGCAGGCAGACCATAATCGGACTAAGAGCCACCTATAACAACCGTCAATTTGATTTTCCCATTTCTCTATGCCGTGAATTCGCAGACTATTATAAAGGCGCATTAACTCAGCAACGAGTAGAGGCAATTTTGCCAACGTGTTTTGGTGATGTACTTCTATATGGTTACATAGACGAACTTTTACCGATGTCTGTCCACGATATAAAGACAACAGGCAGTTACTATGTCGGTAAGTTCAAGGATCACTGGCAGCACATGATTTATCCGTACTGTCTTATGCAGAATGGTAATGATGTCAGGTCGTTTGAGTATAACATCACAGACTTCAAATCCACTTATACAGAAAGCTACACATTTGTACCAGAACGTGACATACCTATTATTACTGATCATTGCGAGGAGTTTATCAGGTTCTTGAACGATAACAGAGATTTGATAACAGACAAGAAAATTTTTGCTGAAGATGAGTAACCAGATTACAGGGCGTATAATTGGAATAAGCCAGATTATCCAGATACCTTCCAAAAACGGCGGCAGCCCATTTCTTAAGCGTGAGTTCCTGCTGGATGCAACGACCTATGATCCATATACAGGCGAGCGCAGCGAGTATGAAAACATCCTGCCACTAGAGGTTTCAGGTGACAAATGCGCCGAATTGGACCAGTTCAAGATTGGCGATATTATAACAGTTTCTTTTGCTTTACAAGGTAGATCCTGGACTAACCAAGATGGCGAGCTTAGACGTATGACTTCAATTAGATGCTACAAACTTGAAGCAAGGCGGCAGGCACACCAACCGGCAATCCAGCCAGCTTCACAGACACAGCAGCAACCAATAAGCCAACAAACATCCATGTCACCACAGTTTCCTCCAGAAGTGGATGCAAACGGCAACCCCAAAGATGACTTACCATTCTAGACATGAGTATTTTTAATCTAAAAAATGAATATGATGTACCCAAATTCAAGGCGTATGTAAATAAGCTGTTCAAAGAGCGTGCCGTAGTTGAACTAAGAAAGAAACATCCTAACCGGACTTTAGCACAAAACAGCTATCTGCACCTTCTTTTAGGGTATTTCGGTAGTGAGTACGGTTGCAGCCTTGACGAAGCCAAAATTGACTTCTATAAAAGGACTTGCAACCGTGATTTGTTTGAGAGAAAGACGGTCAATAAAAAAGGCAAAGAGGTAACTTATCTGAGAAGTTCAGCAGAGCTTACCACAAGCGAAATGACTTTAAGCATTGACCGCTTCCGTAACTGGAGTTCATCCGTCGCAGGAATATACTTGCCTGCTGCCAACGAACAACAGATGCTAATTTTTGCACAACAAGAAATTGAACGCAATAAAGAGTTTATTTGATTATGGACAAATTTTTAGGACAAGACATTCCAGAGAAGGAACGATGGCAGTTTCTTCAAGATAATGCAGACGCGATAGAGAAAATCGGATATACACATCGATTCACGCCAGATGAACTTGCACAAAAGAAAGAAGTGCTTGCTGAAGTCTCTATCTCCATCAATGATATTGAAGTAGAGAAAAAGGAAGCCATGCAAGAGTTCAAAGAACGCCTAAAACCATTAAACGAAGAAAAACAAGAACTTTTAGACCACATCAAAAGGGGTACTGAGTTCGTTGACAATGAAGAATGCGCCAAGATTCTCTATCATGACGAAAAAATGGCAGGCTTCTATAACAGACTGGGCGAATTGGTTTATAGCCGCCCTATCATGCCACAAGAAATGCAGAAAACAGTATTTAGTATTAACCGTAAAACAGGAACAGACAATTAATTATGAGTGAGAACAAAATCAATTTGATTGTACCGAAAGACTATAATGGTACGCCTATCGAAGTAGTATTAAGAGAAGGACAAGCTGCAAAACCGCTTGATCCTAAAGAGCCTAAAAAAGTTTCAATTGCCGGAACCATTGAAGCACCATTCAAATGGTTGGAAAAGCGCATTGGACTAATTAATCAGAAAGCATCAAATATCATTGTCAATCGTGATAAAATGGGATTGGCTTTGACCATTGATGAGACCAACTACTATCAAACTGAAGTCTGTGGCTTTCTGATAACATCAAAAGAAATGCAGGAGTTCGGCATCAACACCGAGAAGAAATGGGAACCGATCAAGCTGTCTCAGTTTTTTAAGATGCATCGTGCCTTCTTCAAGGATAAGTCTGAGAACATGATGCTTGTGTCCACTTTGAAGAACTTCAAGGCAAAGGTTAATCAGGATATAGAGCGCAGCAAGGAAGAAAATGGAAGCAAGACAGACAATTATTCACAGGTCGTAGATTCCAATCTTCCTAAATCGTTCAAGCTCAATATTCCTCTTTTCAAGGGCTTTGCCTGTGAAGAAATAGAAGTTGAGATTTATGCAGATGTTGATGGCCGAGAAGTTTCTCTGTCCTTGGTCTCTGCAGGTGCAAATGAGACTATTGAAGAATACAAGAACAAGGTGATTGACGAACAGATTGAAGCAATCAAAGGTGTAGCCCCTGACATCGTAATCATCGAAGTATAATTGACAGCCCGGAAAGACGGGCATACGGGCGCAAGCACAGGACGTGCTTTAGTATGGAGTAATTGCGCAATATCTCCATGAACTTGCTTCATTGAATTAGCTAATATATGAGGCAAGTAAAACCATGATGGTTGGGCGGGTTCGATTCCCGTTGCGTCCACAAATAATCTCAAAATAAAGAATATGGAAACGAAAAAAATAACTAAGACTGTTTACATCGCTAATGATGGAAAAGAGTTCTTGACGAAAGAAGATTGCGAAAAACATGAGACTTTTGTTGAAAGAATACTTTCACGTATTAAGTATTTCTGTATCAGATGCCATCCTGATTTGACAGAAACAGGAAATTTCCAGCATAAAATATATGTGGCTGTATTTTCTAAAAATGGAATATTCAGTAAAGAAATCGCATTTCAATGGGCTTTAAAGAAGTTTGGTACTTACTTAGGAGAAAGCGTAATGGGATATGGTTTTCAACCCCATTTTAATGTAAGTGAGGTTTCTAAAGAAGAATATGATGAATGCTCTGTAACAGTATGGGGAGGCACACCATTGAAAAGCGAAAAGATATTCCTCAGTCCTGAACCAATACAGGGTTTTCCTGATAATATTAATTATATAAAAGAATGGGGATTTAAATAATGCCGTACTATATCAAGAAGCCTAAAAAGAAGAAAGAAAAACCTTTGCCATTATTCGACAAGGCTGGTATTAAAATACAGAAGAAGCCGGATTTAAAGGCGAAGCTCGATAAAGAGTTTTCCCTTTTCATCCGGCTTCGTGATTGTATGCCGAACGGATATTTCCGCTGCATATCATGCGGACAAATAAAGCCGTTTGAACAGGCTGACTGTGGACACTATTTCAGCAGGACACATCTTGCTACAAGGTACGACGAAAAGAATTGTAATGCTGAATGCCGCCACTGCAACAGGTTTAAAGCAGACCATTTGGAAAGTTACAGAGTGAACTTGATTGCCAAAATCGGGCAACAGGCTTTTAATATGCTTAAAGTCAAAGCCGCCAGTACATCAAGAATGAGTGACTTTGAATATGAGCAGCTTATAAGATACTATAAAGCAATAAATAAAAAACTAAAAAAGGAAAAGGGCTTATGAGCTATGTTTTACGAGATTACCAGCAAAAAGCCAGTGATGCGGCGGTCAGTTTCTTTGCAAACAAGACTAAGAGAAACAATGCCATCATGGTATTACCGACTGGAGCTGGCAAAAGCCTAGTGATAGCCGATATCGCTAGCCGCCTTGAAGGGCACACGCTTGTATTCCAGCCTTCGAAAGAGATACTCGAACAGAACTATCTGAAACTTTGTTCTTATGGTATCCTTGACTGCTCTGTATACTCTGCGTCATTTGGACGTAAGGATATTTCAAGGATAACGTTCGCCACAATTGGCAGCGTTAAAAATCATCCTGAACTGTTCCAACATTTCAGGAACATTATCATAGACGAGTGCCACCTTGTCAATCCAAAAGAAGGTATGTACAAAGATTTTCTTACCATGCTGCAGTGTAAGGTTCTTGGACTGACAGCAACACCATACCGTTTATCGTCAAGCCGTGACTTCGGATCGATGCTGAAGTTCATCACACGAACACGCCCATGTGTATTCTCGGAAGTCATCTATCAGGTGCAAATCTCCACCCTATTGGATATGGGCTACCTTTCAAAGCTTAATTATTACGCCATGAACCCTTTGGGCTGGAATGAGCTTAACCTAAAAGTAAATACGACAGGTGCCGACTATACGGACAAATCAGTAGTAAAAGAATATGAGCGTATTGACTTCTATGGATTTTTGGTAAGCATCGTCCGTAGGCTTATGAATCCGAAAGTTGGCGGCAAGCGTAAAGGCATACTCGTTTTCACTAGATTCTTAAAAGAGGCGCAAAGACTTACGCAGTCTATACCTGGCACTGCTATCGTTTCTGGAGACACGCCAAAGAAAGAACGCGAGCGCATCCTTGAAGAATTTAAGGCCGGAGAGATACCCGTCGTCGCCAATGTCGGCGTACTTACAACAGGATTCGACTATCCTGAACTTGACACCATCGTTATGGCCCGTCCAACGATGTCTCTGGCTCTCTGGTATCAGATAGTGGGCCGCGCCATCCGCCCCCACCCTACCAAGGAAGCCGGATGGATTGTTGATCTCTGTGGCAACATCAAACGCTTCGGTGAAGTCAAGGATTTACGCCTTGTAAACGGAGGCAATGGTAAATGGGCCGTATTCTCCAACAATAGACAGTTGACCAACGTAAGATTCTAATATTATGGAAGGATATATAAAACTAAGCCGCAAGTTCTTCTCGAATGATCTGTGGAATGAAGCCCGGACTTTTAGCAGTTGCGAAGCGTGGCTTGACCTTATACAGTCAGCACGATTTGAGGCAACGCCCCGTATGGAGAGTATCGGAGGTCGAGAAGTCTCTTATACAAGAGGACAATATCCTGCATCTATAAGATTTTTATCAAAACGTTGGCGTTGGACAGAAAGAAAAGTAAGAACTTTCCTAGCTTATCTGAAAAGAGAAAACATGATAACCTTGTCACAGAAACAAGGTATGAATGTGATAACTTTGGTGAAATATAATGATTACAATGGGATGCCTTCTGACACAGTTAGTGACACAGCAAATGACACAAGTAATGACACAACTATCTTACAAGAAATCAATGAGTTACGTTCACAAGTGACACAGCTAACGACACAGCTATTGACACACCAAGTGACACAACCCCCTCAAAAGGCCGAAAAACGACACACGGGTGACACAAAGCAAATAAAAGGGAAAAATAATATTAAAGAAACTACTACTGGCGTAGTAGTAAAGAAGGACGCGGCTAAAGCCGCTACTCTCTCACGTAAAGATTCTTTCTATTTGTCCCTGGTTCCTTATGTAGGTAAATACCCAAAAGAAATGATCAGGGCTTTCTTCGACTACTGGAGTGAGCTGAACAAATCAGGAACCAAGATGCGATATGAACTTGAAAAGACTTGGGAACTACCGAAAAGGCTTGTGACATGGGCGAACCGTGAACGGATGCCATTAAAGCCTGAAGCCGGCATAGTACTCAAAGACAACTCACCTGAAAAATACACTAAAGGCTGGTAATATGGAACATATTAATTTTCAACAAACAATAGACAGGCTCAAAGATACCGGTTTCTCCCCTGTACCTAATACCGTGAACATTCACATTCCTGAAGCGAAAAGAATACTTTGGTCCGGTATCAAATATTTCACCCAAGATAAGGGCCAATGGCTCCCTGAATATAATGAAGTCGTAAACTGGTTGACAGGCAACAATGGCCGCGGACTTCTGTGTTTCGGCAACTGTGGAAGGGGAAAAACGCTTATTTGTGGTAAGATTATACCATTGCTACTTAATCATTACTGCCGTAAAGTGGTAAGCTGCTACGATGCACAGCAGATGAACGCCAATCTTGACGAAGTAAAAAAGAAGCATATCATCTATGTTGATGATATCGGAACAGAAAATCTAAGTATCAAATACGGCGAGAAAAGACTGGCCTTCGCTGAACTGGCTGACGAGGCCGAAAAGAAAGGAAAGCTTCTTATTCTCACTACAAACCTCACAATAGATGAACTGAAAGAGAAATACGGAGAAAGAACCATTGACAGACTGAGAGCGATAACAAAAACCATTCTTTTCAGTGGTGCTAGCCTTAGAAAATAAACAAGAATTACAGATATGAAAATGATAAAGTTTAATGCCTTAGAGTATGTAGACAGCTTTGATTTCTGCACGATAGAAGAAAAGAAACAGCTGTATTATATGCTACTTGAAGCTTTAAAATGGGGGCAAAGAGTATGAAGACGACTATCTACTGGAAAACCAAAGATACCCATATTATTGATCGTATCCGGAAGCGCTATAATATTTGCCAGGGAATGACAGTAAATGGTGAAAATGCCGTCGAAATTAACGAAGTTCAATATAAGGAATTACAGGAAGTTGAAAAACTTGGATATATACAAATCAGGAACAAATGAATGATACAATCAAACCAAACGCATATCTTATGCGTGGCGCACTGCCTTCGGTGGAGCGTTCACGAGACGAATATACAGGCTCTGTATTCGGCTCTGCTGCGTTGGCCTATATAACAATAATACACGCCACTGACGCAATGGATATGATGCAAGAGCGTTTGCCGGAGTTATACGATGACAGACAGATAAGAAAATATATTAATCGCATGACTGGTACAAAAGCGAGTATGGGCGAGATACGGAAGCTAACCCTTGCAATCGGTGAGTTATTGGCTCACGATTGCGACAAGGCGTGGGTGGCAGACTTTGGCAATGCAGCCTACGAAAAAGTGCAGCCTTATACAGAGAAGTTACGCATCGCCTTGGCAAATGCTTTAGGACGATACGACGTTCCAGATATAAACGTATGCGCGGCCATCCTTGTTGCTCAGTCACTTGCCAGCGAGGCCGTTGAATATGTAAAGAGACGTTCCGCAAAGTTTACAAACTTTACAATTGTGATGAAGGGTAAGGGCAGACAGACTGTATCTTCATGCCTCTCGTCTATGTCCTGTTCTGCACTTGAGTATTGCTTGCGTAATATAGCACGCATACTTGTTGAGGATAAACTGACGGACGATGTGAATATTGCGGAGGATAAGTCTGTTGAAACAGGTCTGAAGGCAGTTCTTAATGTCATGAGCGACACTAACACATGGATATACGCACGTGATAAGGCGGACGAGTTAAACCATAAAAGCAATAAGCAATGAAGAAAATTGCGGTAATTAGGGGAAATTTTGAGAAAATTTCCTCAAACTTAGTCAAAATCACTAATACCAAAATATGAGCAAAGAACAAAATCATGTCAAAGATGCCATTAAGGCTTATCTGGACGAACGGGCTAAAAATGACGAACAATTTGCACAGAGTTATGCGAAAGCTAACAAAAATATAGACGAATGCTTCGATTATGTCATTGGAGAAGCACATAAGCGTGGTAATGCCGTTTACATGACTGACGCTGAAGTATTCGGGCTGGCAGTCCACTACTACGACGAAGATGACATAATGATAAACAAGCTGCCCAAAGGAACACATGTGAACACCTCAACATCAGCAGTGGAACTTTCGGAAGAAGACAAAGCAAAAGCCCACGAGCAGGCTGTCAAGGCATACCAGCAACAGTGCATCTACCGTATGCGTGAAGCTGATGAAGAAAAGGCAAAGAAACTTGCAGAACGCAGAAAGGCTGAGAGAGAAAGAAGTAAACACGCAGAGCAATCACTATTCGACTTTTAAGATTATGAAACCACGTAACAAAACAGAACGGTTGGTGGCCGAACTTAGTGCAAAGCTGCCGGCCATTACTGAAAAACAGAAACAATGGGCTAAAGATACCTGTTTTGAGAAAATCGGTTACTACAACAAGGGCGAAGTATGGTGCATGAACTGTGGAACGGTTCACGAAAAAACAGTTTCTCCACTCGGTATAGATCTCGTAGGAGACGAAACTGTATGTCCGCATTGTGGAACACATTTAAAGCTTAAAAATAGCCGGAAACGCAAATCTATCGAGCGTTGGTACTTCACGATAGCGACAACATACAGGGGATTTCAGGTCTTTCGTCACTTTATAATCGAAAGACAGATGTACAAGATGTCTGGAAACATATCCAAAGGGTATGAACCATACTTCAGCATAAACGAAGCGGTACAGAACTGGATATCAGAGGATGGGAAGGAATATATCATGGCAAGACCATGTAGGCCTATGGCTTGGGTGTATGATGCCTGGGACTTCTGCAAGCCCATGAGCATAAAGGACAAAGTAAACGGGAGATACTCATATAGTCCTGACAAATATGATATCTGCTCTGAATTTATTTATCCGCTCCGAGGACTTATCCCAAAATTAAAGAGAAACGGTTTTACATTCCGCTGCAAAGGGATATCAGTAAACAGACTTGCCGTTATGTTGCTGACAGATAACGAAGCCGAAATGCTTATCAAGACAAAGCAGTATAATCTGCTTTATGCGAAGAGCATAAGAGGCATACCACAGGACGTGAAACCTTCAATAAACATCTGCAACAGAAACGCCTACAGGGTGAAAGATGCTTCGATGTGGATTGACTACATACAAATGCTACTGCATTTCAATATGGACACGCACAATGCGAAATATGTATGTCCGGCCAATCTGAAGAAGGAACATGACAAGCTTCTAAAAAGAATGAACCGCGAGGAAGCCAGACAAAGGGAGATTGACAAAATGAGAGAAGCCTTGGGATGGGAAAAGACCTACGCACAGGAAAAAGGCCGTTTCTTCGGTATATGCTTCGGCAACGAAGACATCGTTATAACTGTCATACGGTCCGTTGCGGAAATGGTCGAGGAAGGAGAGGCTATGCACCACTGTGTATATGCATGTGGCTATTACAAGAAAGAAGAAAGCCTGATTCTGTCTGCAAAGGACAAAGAAGGGCACCGAATAGAGACCATAGAGCTGAGCCTAAGGACTTTCACTATTGTGCAGAGCCGTGGCGTATGTAACAGCATTACACCGATGCACAACGAAATAATAGAGTTGGTAAACAAGAATATTAACCTGATAAGACAAGCTGTATAATGAGCATACAACCTATTGTAATAGAAGAATCCGTATGGATGAATTCACATCTATCCATAGCACGACATTATGGACAAGTCAAGATAAATGGTAATATGTATATGCTTTGCAATAAATCTGGAATTACAATTTTTGAATTGTCTAATCCAAGTTCAAAATATTATGTCGGAGATAATAACATGGCTATTCCTCCAGGAGAGCCTGCAGACCTTGTACATGCAGACTGGATACCTGTATACAAGGTCTTGGGGCGCAATAAATTATTAAAGCTGTTAAAAGAAGGGAAAACACTGAAGGAAGTTAAGATAATTGCCGGTGTGTAATAAAGTAAGATGAGAATTAATATATGGTATCAATAATACAGAAAGCAAAGCTGGCCAATGGACGAAGCCAGCGATGTAAAAAATGCCCCTTGGGGAATGGCAGATGCAATCTTGAACTGATGCGTATCTGTTCTGACAATTTCATAGAGGGCTTTGTTAAAGGAGCAAGGTTTATGAAGAAAGAATCTTCATGAAATGGCATCTTTTTAAATTTATTATTTTTTTGCCATATCACATTTAATATATACTTTTGCCTAGAAAAATAAGCAATTATGGAAATGAATAATGAAATGATTTCTATTGATTTACATCTTGAAAATTTCAAACAGTATTTAGATGCTAATAATAGATGTATATTATCTTCTAGGTTTGGAAATGGAAAAAGTTATTTTATATCAAAATTCATAGAGAAATATTCTGAAAACTATTTATTCATACCAATATATCCTGTTAATTACCAAGTTATGGATAATAAGGATATATTTGAGCTAATAAAAAGAGATGTATTAATAAGATTATTATCTAATGATTTAGTTGAAGTTAATGATATCAATTTAAAAACATCGTTTCTGTGTTACCAATTTTTCAAGAATAATCCTGCTGATATTATATCATTTATTATTGACGTTATTCCTAATATAAATCTATTTGGGATTGATATTAATATTGGTAATATAATTAAAAAAGCTGATAGTATAAAAAGGAAATATGAAACATGGAAAAATAAAACAACAGAAAACGACAAAGATTTATCAACAAATTATATTAAATCATTCGAAAGCTTAAAAGGCTCAATTTATGAGTTTGATGCAATAACACAACTTATATGTGACATTATTAAAGAATACAAAAATAATCATCCTGAAAAAGAAGTTGTACTAATAATTGAAGACTTAGACAGAATTGATCCTGCTCATATATTTAGAATCCTTAATATATTTTCAGCTCATTTTGACAGATATTCACATGACAATATATTTGAACAAAATAATAAATTTGGTTTTGATAAAATAATTTCTGTTTGCGACATAGACAATATTAAAAATATATATTCACACATTTACGGAGAAAAGACGGATTTTTTAGGCTATATAAGTAAATTTTCAAATAGTCAACCATATAAATACTCATTGATTGATTTTATAAAAGAATATATAATTAATAATTTATTAGATAAAAAATTATTGAAATATCCCCAAATTTGTGATAGCATATCTGAGGAAATTGTGAAGAAGATGAACCTTAAAGAGCAAGTAGAAGCAAACTTACGTATAATAAAAGAAAGGATTATCAACCTAAATAAATATATTATAGATACAAAAATTCAATTAACAAAAACTCTTGAAGGGAGATATATAACGACAAAATCGACTTTTACCTATCTATTATCTTTATTAAGGTATTTTGATATCAAATTTGATACATTTATAAAAAGGCTTCCTAAAGAAGAAATTATTCCTCTTATAGGAAAAAATTGGTATTTAATTGGACTTTTCACAAAAGACATAACTTTTATAATAAATAACAATTCGATTCAAATCAATTATATTCTAGTAAGACGAGGAAAATATTTTTCTGATTGGGTTAATTACCCTTATTTTAATATAAGATTAACCCCTGAAGAAAAAGAGTTATTCAAATTTGAAATATCTTATTCAGAGAATAGAGATAATACTCTTGCTGACATGATGTTTATTCATATTGATAAAATTATAAACCTACTAGAAGAAAAAGCGCTTATATAAGAAAGAATATGTATTGTTGAATACCCAATAATAGCTTAATTGCTTTATTGGGTATTTTATGTGAAAAGAGCAATAATTGATACAATCAATGCTAAGAATGCGACAATCGAATTAAAGATAATAAGTCTTTTTGACAGTTTTGCGTCTTTAATTTGTCCTTCAACAAAATAACGTAGGTTTTCTTTATCTCTCATTTCCATGTAAGGACCATAATAATCTAATCCACCTTTATAATTATTGTAGTTATTAAACTTTTTCATATTTATTTTTTAGATGTTAGAATACAAAAAGCATGCCAATTACGTTAGCAAAGCCTAACATTTAAATTAAGAATGTTTCTTTTTAACAATGGAAATAGGTATTTCATAAAATAAAAGGAGCCAGCCCCACGATAAAAAGACCGACTCCACGCACGATTAGGTCACAAATATAACACTTTTCTTTTAAAAGACCATACTATGACAAAAGAATTTTCATCAATCATGGAGTTAAAGGCCATTCGTGAACAAAAATCAAGATTATCAGAGCGTGAACGAGAACTTTCATCGGCTTTATTGCAGGACACATCACTCATTCCTGAAATTTATTCCTGGTTTAAGGACATTGTTGCAGAGACAGATCATTCACCAAATCCTGATGGCGTTATGCAGCGCAAGAAATTTCTATTTATTGTGCTGTTCCTGTATGCCCCAAGCTCCCTTGCCGGCGGACGGCTGCCGAATGGTATCAGGGCAGAGTTAGCCAACGTGTTTCCAGATGTATCACCCTGTGTTATATCGAACAATATTGCCGACGTTTCCTTTATCTACCAGCAGTATAAAAACTTTCGGCAAGATATAGAGTATACTTATAGGCGGATTATTGATAAATTGATATCTAAAGGGCTGATTAAATAAGATTGTATTCTGATAAATTTAAACACTATTCTATGTACCCTACGGCAATAGTACAGTTTATAATTCACTGATTATCAACATCATATCACACACCTAACAATCACCATAATTTCAATTACTTACAATCAGTAAACCTTATGTCCTTATAGCTTCTTTTTATATTATCCATTTCTTCTTTAATATATTCAGAATTAATATTTTTATAGTCAATACCATGGTTTTTTCGAAAATCTTTAAATTTTTGAACATTAAATTTTCCGTCTTTAGTATATTTTTGTTTGATATTTTCTTTTGATAATGCTTCTACTATTTTCTTTTCCCACTCATAAATATGACTTTTCTTTGCTTTACGGAATTTATCACAAAGAAATATTGCTAATGCTTCAATTTGATTTATTTTAATATCATCTCCCCATTGTTCTAATTTATTATTTATAAATTCATTTATTTCTTTATCAATGTCTTTTTCTATATTATTATAATAAGGCGTACCTTTCCTAACTAAAATATAATATTCTTTTTCCTTACTTTTATTTTCTATATGAATATATTTTTTATATTCTATGTTTTTAATTTTTTCTAAAATACTGCTTTCAAACATAACAATAATTAAGTCTGGACAAAATAATTCTACACATGTTTTTATTATGATATTATTATTTCTTGGATATATATCTAATTCTTTTTCATCGAGGTCGCCATGGTCATAAAATTTAGTGTAGTGTTGAATGTAGTTAGTGAATATAATTCTATTCCATAAATATTCTTTTTGTTTGCATTTTAATTGACCAGGTGTTGTATTTTTAATATTAGTTTTTTTTTCTTCTAAAGTATCATTGGAAAGTGTCTGTAAGACATTAGATATTCTAGAAAATATCCGTGCTCGTTTTGCAATTTCTTTATTATTAATATAATCATTTACTGCAATACATGTTTCACAATGTAGATAGCGAATGTTCTTTCTTTGACATTCATCTCCATAGGAACAACTTGCATATAATGGACAAGTTGGTATTCTATATTTTTCCCTTTCAATTTTTCCTTTGTTAACATCATGAAAATCCCATACATGCAAGTTTTGCTTTTTATATTCTTCAATATTCCAAACAGGACATTTATCATCATTATTTGTTAAACAAAACCTAGGATGTTTTTCATTACATTTCCAAAAGTCAGGATCACACCAATGTTGTACTCCAACAACCAGTATCTTATTTCCCTTTATACCTTCTTCATAATTTTTACCAATCCATGGATAGAAAAAGCCTTTTTCTAACCCCTTAGGTTTAAATTCTTTATATTCACCATAATGTGGTATACTATTACGAGCATTTGTTGAATTTTCTTCTTCAATCATAGGCATATCCTTATTTTACAGCAAAGATACAAATTTTTTATTATTCTACCTTTTTCTCTACTTTTATTTGGTTTCTTGTTTTAATTAAATATTCTTATTTTGAAAAATATATTATTACTAATAATTTTGCAAACAGATTTACGAACGTAAGTCCTTCAAATAATAAATATATATAATTAATTTAAAATAAATAATATGAATACAAATTCAAATTTTAAAGCACATATTATTTGCTGTTCTAAAGCAAAAGATGGAAATCTGTTTTATATGTTTAGAAATTTAGACTCGGGTCGAGAAGGACAAGTTCCTTGCTGGTGTTTAGACGATTTTGTTATTTTTGATTCTGAATTATTAGATGATTCAGGGCATTTGAAAGGTGGAATTGAAGTTTGGCTCCGTGAAATGGATGGTGGAAAAATCTATCCAGGTACAATGTACAAAAGGCGTGATCTATTTTGTCGTATGTCAAAGGAATCGCTTTATGAGAAGACTAAACTCTTTAAAACATCAGAACCTGATTTAAATGAACTTTGGAGAATGTTTAGCGAGAATTGTGAAAATTTTTCCAAAGATATTTTAATAGAGGGTGCTAAGGTACGTGAATTCGATGTCGAGCATCAGCGTCAGTTCCTTTTAGAGAAACTAAAAGTTGAAAGGATGACACTACCTATTCAAGAAAGTGAAACAGTGGAATGTAAAGCGTCGTTCATCCATCCAGCTACATCTGCAAAGATAAATACACGCATGGTGCAATATCGAATTCTATTTGCAGAATTAGCCGCATTTGCAAATTCTCACCAAAGTGGTACATTGTTTATAGGTATTAATAATCAGGGAGTTATTCAAGGTGTTGAAAGGGAACTGCTGACGGAAGTCCCTTTTAATTCTCTTGCTGATTTCCAAGCAGATTTTATCAATCAGCTTAATATAGCAACAAAAAATTATTGTTTTTCATCATCTTTAAATATAGTTTGGTATCGTACAATTGACAATCATGTATTTTGTAAAATTGAAGTTCCAGAATGGAATGATGATTTAATATTGCTTTATGGTACAGAATTATATGTAAGAGATCATGCTAGTAAAAGGCAATTAAAAAATGATGATCTTATTAAGTTTATTGTTAAGCATTATTCCACTTCAGCTTAGAATATTAATATTCATAATATAATAAATTATGGAAAAAAATTTTGAAAAAGACAAGAACTTTGATTATGTTAGAGATGTCATGTTTAGTAATTGTGAAAGTGAAGATGAATATCAAGAAGCCTATGGGGACTTTATGAATAGTTTTGATGATGATTGATTGTCTCCAAAAGTAAAATGGGGCAAAAAGCAAATTGTTTGTAAAACGAAATCGACACTGTCCAAAATTTTGTGTAAACAGTAAGTCAACATTTATGCAATAAAGCCGGAGCGTTAAGCTTCCGGCTTTGTTTCGATTGTGGGAAGAAAATACATTAAAGCCTCATTCAGAAGTTTTAGTAATTGTTCTTTTTTTTCATTCGGAATTACATGATATAAGTCATTGTTCCCATCTTCAAAAGAGATATATTCTCTCTCTTTATAATTAAAATCTATTTCTGAAGATAAGATTCTAAGTTGTTGTAAAGTGCTACTTGAATCATATCTATATTTGTAAGTAGATAAAAATAATGATAATTTACTATTCTCATTTAATAATTTGTTGTCATTTTCATAAAATCCGATAGGGCTCCTACTTTCTGATTGTAAACATGAAGAAATATGTTTTAATAATATATTATCCAATGAATGACAAAGACCCACTACATATCTGTGAGTTTCAAATTCTTTTTGAAGCTCTATTTTATAACTCTCTAAAGTTTTATTGTAGTTATCCTTTACAGATTCTATTTTATTGGTAATATCTGATATATCTTTTTTTGTCGCTAGGTTCTTTCCTTTTTCAATAAAGAAAGATATAATACACTGTATTAATCCAGATATAATTGCAAATAGAATAATTGTAATCCAAAATGGATAAGGTAACTCTATCAGTGTTTCTGTTATGTGGCTTTCCATGGTATTTATCTCAATTCAAAAAATTTGATATTATGTTGATTATAGCGTTTAATTTCATCCTTGTAAACTTCTTCTGGAGTAATACCTACGAATTTATATGAAGGAGGTATATTTTTAATAAGTCTAAATCTAGGAATAAATGCCATATTTTCAAGCCAAGAATATTCTTTATTTGAAGATACCTGCGTTTGATTTGGTTCATTCCATTTCTTTCCCACATTGGTCAAGCTATTGTAATACAATAATACCTGTTCATAGTCTGAAAGTTGTGTCCTCAGTATTTTTACATATTCATATTTATCTTTTTCATCTACCATGATTTGTGATGTTACTACCATTTTTACTATATGATATAATTGTCGAAAATACAATCCTAATGTTACATTATGACCTTTCAATAAATCAGATGGATAACATAAAATTCCATTATCAGAAATTACATCATATGTTTTGTTACGTGAAAAAAATATTTTTGGTGCATCATTAATATTATTGCATAACTTTAAGATTTCAGGCTCACTCATTTCTTTGAACAAGCAAACAACATGAATCATCTCAAAAACTTTATTATACAAAATCAATTCATCATCCTTTAATCTATTAGTTACTTTTTCTCCATAAAAGAAAATGTTGTATGAAATGTCTATAAATAAATATCTTTCATCTTTATATTTTTCCACTATGTTTTTGTAGATGTTCAATACTTTTAAATCTGAAGCATAATATCTAAAGAAAAAACCATCAATTAATGAATAAAGAATAGAAACATAATTACAAAACTGTATCATAACTTGTCCACCTTTTCTTCCATTACATTCTAATTCCAAAAGATTTTCTCTATGTAAATGTAGCAACTCGAAAAAATTATTTTCAAATCGCTCTCTGGCAATATCTTTCCTTTGTTGCTCATTTGCCTTAAACTGTACCCAGAACGCAAGAAAAGTAAGTATTGCTGCAGCTATCGCTACAAATGGGCCCATTATACCTCCTATGGTATCACCAATTTGACCGGTATTTCTGAAATCTAACCAACCAGATTCTGTAAACCAAGCAGGAAAACAACATATAATGACAATAAGAGCAATGAAGACTAATAAACACCACCAAAAATCCCGTGTGAAGGTCTTATTCTTTTTGCTATTTTCTTTATATTTCATATTATTTCTATTTTTCATCGAACCATTTGTTTTGGTTAAGAATTTCATACAATTGATTACCTATATCGTTTAATTCCCATATAGGTTCATTGAGCCAAGAACCACCAACATAATTATCTATTAACCCTAAATTAATGAAATTATTCGCTTCGATAGAATCTTCATTATTTTTTTCTATGTAATATGGCAACTTCTTTAAATCAGGCAAGTAGGATTTATATACTATAGAACAAAGACGAAGCATCATATCATTATCTATTTCATTCAAAATTCTAGTTTTATAAATCATTCCCATAATCTTAGCCTTCTCATCTTCTTCTGAAATATACAACAAGTGTAACAAATATGATGAAATATGCTCATAATCCTTTTTATCTAAACTACAGAGGAAATTATTTTTTTCTTTTTCACCTATTCCATCTGACTGTTCAATAAACTTTGCAAGTTTTTTTATAAAAAATAAGTCTATTACATTCAGACCGATTTTCCCTATTTTTAATAGGGATCCCAATATTGGCATTCCACTTAAACTGTCTATTATATCTGTTGTAATACCTAATCCTATATTAATATTATCTTTAAGATATTTAATGTCTGGACTAGATTTTTGTATATCAAATAAATTTATTTTACGCATCAAATATAATTATTATGAATGAAAATTTTAAAATGGACTTAAATTCCAATTATCTAATCTACACAAAATTTATTAACTGTATAATAAAAATTATAGTTATTATTAGTGTTAAGAAAATCGTTAATAATGAACGAAAATTTGTTTTACTAATCTTTTTTCCATACCCATATATTTCCTTTTTTGATTTATTCATAATATCACTTTCAAAACGACTTTTTTCCATCATTTCATAATCAACAAATACTAAATGAAGCATATTAATTATGGGCAATATCATCCACCAAGGGCTCATATTTGAATGTGGCATAGCAATAATAACGAAATATCCTGCTATCAACATATTATTAAAGGAAAAAAGCTTATCATGAATCCTGTCATAATATCGAAGGATATCTCGTTGTCCTTGTTTTTCCTGTTCTTCAAATTTTTTTGTTATTTCATCAACCTCATTAAAAATATCGTCTACAGCCATATCTATTTGATTTTCTTATTAAGGTAATTAATAAAAGCACTACATGATACAAGCATGAATAATGCTTCTTCAGCTTGAGGTACATAATCGCCATCATCATCCATGAGTGCATGTCTAACACCAGTATCCGGTTGGTTGGTATAAGCATATAATTTATCAAATGCACTTTTTAATAGTTTGTGAATAATAATACCTTTGGATTCCAATTTATTCAATGCTTTACCTAAGGTTTCTTCTCCTGTTTTTTCACGACAAAAAACTTCAACAGCTGATATGGATTCCTTTATCGAATTTCTATAATCTGCTGTTGGCCTTCGGGAATATAGCTCTAACGCATTGTTTAAGTGTGTTTTAATATTGTCTTTACTTGTTTTTAATGCTGTTTCTATCTCGTTAATTTCTTCCTCTGAAGAAATTTCTACTATTTCTTTATTTATAATTCTATAAGCGAAATTTAGTCGTTTAAAATTATGTTGTAATTGTTGTTCAAATGATTTAGTAATTTGTAAAATTCTTTGATTATGCCTGTTTTCTGCAGTTGCATATAAATATTTGACACAAAATTCTATGAGATCAAGTTTTTTAAACCATTCATTTTTTTCTTCTCCTATAAAAGTAGTTATTATATGGAATTTAGAATTCCAAGTTGATTTACGTAAGTTAAGAAAATAAGTCCAAACATATTCGTCCATTTGATAATATACCATATTATACTGATATTTAACAAATGTAATATGTAAATCATCGAAGCATGTTAAAATTGCATTTTGTATCTCCGAGGTAATTCTTTCTCTAATAATTACGTCTGATGGTTTTGTATATCCGTATCGTTCTGAAAATAGTGCCATTATCATTCTCCCTTTTTATGAAATTCAATAACCTTGCCTAAATGAAAAGCTATTTGCCAAAAAGCGTATAAGTTACCTCGTATCATATTGGGTATAAACCTAAAACCATCAACCTCAACTAAAGCAGTATCACGTTCTTTTGCATAACCAACAGCGATATACAAATATTTATAAGGCTTAGGTATAAAAGGGAAGTTCCCATTGTTATAATCGTCAATGTAATATTCTTTATCTGGCTGAGTTACATCTGGATTAAGAACATATTTCCCATTTTTGTCTTTTAAAAGATAGCGATTAGCGGTAATACCCTCTTTGATTTCTCTATATTCTTCCTTCTTTGTACCTGCTATTATCTGGTCAAAATAAACCTGTTTTATAGGTAAATAAAGTGTATTTTCTTTAGTTGGAGTCTCCATGATTATTCTCCTTTCTCTATTTTTATTTTCTTCCCACAATAAGGACATGTTATATATCCGGTACCTGTAAATTCAGTTTCTCCGATTAATTCTGATATTGTTACATTCAATACATTTGCCATTTTCATAAGAGTGTCAAGTGAAGGAAATGATTTTCCTGTGACAATGTTGCTGACAGCAACTTTTGATATTCCGACTTTCTCAGCAAGTAATGCAGATGTGACATTTCTTGCAGACATGATTTCTTTTAAATGTAAATTCATGAAGTATACTTTAATTGATTATTTCTGCAAATATATGTATTCTTTATCATATATAGGCAAAATAATAAAGCCTACTTTATTAAATAATGTTAATAGATAAATAAAACTTTATCAAATTATTTGTGAGTAATAAAGTATGCTTTATCTTTGCGTCGTCAAACAATAAGTAATAACAATTTAAGCACATACAATTATGAAGACAACAAGCAGTGAATACATCAAAGAGATTAAGGCACAAGTAAGATTGATCAATGAAGCACTTAAAAGAGTTCAAGAAGCTGAAAAGGTACAAGAAACAACAGTTAATGCACGAGAGTATGATAAATCTAAGGCTGAAGCTGCTGACGCTAGTGCTGATGTGATGACAGCATTAGAAGAAGCTGTAAGGCTTGCATCTGCAATGGGCTGCGCAACTGGTTTGTATGAGATACACAAGTATCACAAAGTTGTAGAGTTTGATTTCAGAGATTCACACAAATAAATAATAACAATTTAAACACGTACGATTATGAAGACATTGAATGAACAAGTTGACGAGATTAAGAACATGAAAGGCTCTAAGGCAACAAAGAAAGCTGCTTTCATAAAGTTAGGTTTGAGAAAGTATGAAATAGAACTTCTGCTTTCAGGACTGCCGAAACCTATAAGAGAATCACACAAGTTCACGTTTGGCGTTGAGATAGAATGCCTTGTCGCTGCAAGTATTATGCGTGAATGTGCGACAAGAAACGCAATGCCATTTCAGTATGAGGGCTACAACCACACAGACAACAACCACTATTATAAGTTCGTGTCTGATTCATCCATAATGGGCAGCAACCCAATAGAATGTGTGTCGCCAGTACTTACAGGCAAGGCAGGCATGAAAAGCCTGGAAACATGCTGCAAGGCTTTGAATGAGGCAAACGCACAGGTCAACAGGTCTACAGGCCTTCATGTCCATATAGGCGCACAGAACTTGTCTGACGAGGCTTATATCAACGTATTTAAGAACTATCAGAAGTTAGAGAGAGTTATTGATACATTCATGGCAAGGTCAAGGCGTGCCAACAACAGCAGATGGTGCAGAACACTGCAAGGCTATGACTTTACATGGTGTACTACAAAATCAGACATTTTAGATGCCATGAACGGCAACAGGTATTTCAAGGTGAATGCATGTTCTTATTCACGCCACAGAACAATTGAGTTCAGACAGCATCAAGGCTCTACAGACTTTGAAAAGATTTCAAACTGGGTGAACTTTTGTGCTAAGCTGGTTGCATGGTCTAAGAAGAACGTATTGAGTTCAGAGGTTAGCTCAATTGACGAGATACCTTTCTTGACAGCCAAAGAAAAATCATTTTTCAAATCACGTGCCGAGGTTCTTGCATGAACCTCGCACAATTAAAATAAATTCAATATGTGTTGCATTATATACAAGCCTAAAGGTGTCCAGATGCCGAGCCTGGACATTCTTTCAAAAATCAAAAAACTCAACCACAACGGCTATGGTTTTGTTTCAACCAATCATTTTCATAAGGGTTTGGACTATCGTACATTCTTGCGCCACCTCTCGGAGGTCGGAGATGACGAAGACTGCATTATACATTTCAGACTTGCCACTCATGGCTCAATATGCCGGGCCAACTGTCATCCGTTTACAGAGAATGGCGTTTATTTCGCTCACAATGGGACTTTAAACGTTTACCCCGTTGGGGACATGACAGACAGCGAAATTGCCTTCAGAATGAAAATTTACCCAGAAATACAGCGGTTTGGATATGGAACAAAGCAGGCAGACTGGGCTATAAAGCAGATTTGCGGTTACTCAAGGTTTGCCATGATGTACCAGGGCGAAGTGAGATTATTTGGTGATTATAAAATACTGAATGGCATATACTATTCAAATTTAAGATGGTTATGAAAAGTATATTACAGTCTTTGAAAGAAAAGGTGTCATGTGGCGATATCACGATAAAAGAGGCAGCCATAAAGCTGCATCATGCAGGATGGACAAACTTCATTGACGTAGAGAGAACCTGACAATTGTTAGGTCTGAAAACACAGCAGACCAAATCATAAAGCAACATGCTTGTGAATTAATAACGAACAATTGGCTTATTGTTTCGTATGTGTAGAATTGTTATTCAAAATTGTCTTCATAATTAGGTATCTTTGTGAAAAGGTACCATCGCGGATTAGAGCAGTGGTCAGCTCGCTACTTTGACTTGGTAGAGGTCGCCGGTTCGAATCCGGCATCCGCAACTAAATAAAACATATAGCACACGATTATGAAAGTATTGACATTACAGATCGATAAAGAATGTTTTCTAGACATTCTTAATGGCAAACAAAATATAGAACATAGATACGTCTATCCATCTAACGTAACGAGATATGTATATTTTAGACACAATGGCATAGACTATAAACGACAAGAGGATATACCTGATGATGGTGCAAATATTGAGGTCATACCTGTCAAATATGATGCTTTATATCTGATAAACGGTAGACGAAAAAATGCCCCTAGGCTCAAAGTTGAAATAAAATCTGCTGAGTATATAATTTTCACAGACGAAGAAGGTAATGATCTTACAAAAACAGAAAATGGTATAGAATATTTAATAAGTCAAGTTTGGTATCATCTTGGCAAAGTGATAAGTACAGAAAATGTCTAACCTTTAAAAATCAAAAGTAGAGTCGCAAGAGCAATTAACAGAATAGCCGGACCAAGACGAAATATGAATGGTGCCGGTTTAGGTGGCAGGTTGGTAGCTAACCGTAGAAATACGGCAAGTGCTACACAATTAGGTAACAGAGAACAAAGGAGATATGATTTAAATGTTTCCTTTGGTGGAGCTGGGGGTAAATAATGAACAAATATTTACTCTCTATGCAGATAATACAGGGTATCCGTGAAAAAACGGATACTGCCGTATTATACTATTCAGCTGGAGGTAAAGATAGTATAGCCTTATTGGACATGCTTGCTGGTATGTTTAATAAGGTTATATGCTATTATATGTACCTTATTCCCGACTTAGACCATGTCCAACCTTATATCAAATGGGCAAAAACAAAATACAATAACGTAGAAATTCGCCAAATAAAGCATTTTCAACGTGATTATTATGATGCTTGTGGATTCTTTCGTGAACCAAACATTTCAATCAAGCCAAGAAAAATTGGAGAAATAGAACAAGCTGTGAGAGAAGAAACTGGCATAACATACGCATTCAGCGGAATGAAAGGTGTAGATGGATACATGAAGCGGATGCGTCTAAAGAAGTTTGCTAAGACCGGCTATGTAACAGACAAAGGTATGGTTTATCCACTTGCATTGTGGACTAATAAGGAAGTACTTCAGTATATAAATCAAAAGAATCTAATTAAGCCATTTGTATATGATGCCGGTGCGATAAGCCAAGGATTTACCATAGACCTAAAAACGCTTTTATTAATGAGGAATAGTTATCCAAACGATTATATGAGGATATTGAATGTGTTCCCATATAGTGAAAAACTGATATTTGATTATGAAAGAGAACAAAATAAATCAGCCGGAAAGTCGAGAAATTAAGCGTAGTGAAATAAACTTCGCTAATTATAATCCAAGGAAAATAACGCAGGAAGCACGAAAATGCCTTAAAGCAAACCTTAAACGTGTAGGTTTGCTTGGCGGAATCGTTTGGAACGAGAATTCAGGGAACCTTGTATCAGGACATCAAAGAGTGTCAGTGATGGACGAGGTTAACAGATATGATCCAAGAACGAAGAAGAATGACTATTTAATACGGGTGGAAGTCGTGCACATGGACGATAAGACCGAAAAAGAACAAAACATCTTCATGAACAATAGGAACGTCCAGGGCGAATTTGACACAGAAATGCTAAAAGATTTGCTTGACGGAATTGATTACAATTTTGCCGGACTGAATGATTTTGACTTAAGTATGTTAGGTGTTGGTGATGTTGATTTTAGTGTGAATGATGAAATCTGGAACAAAAATGACATCCTGAATGATTCGTTATCTGTTTTAGATGACATTACCAAAGATGGTTCGGAAAATAAAAATATTGATCGTTCCTGCAATTTCTATCAGACTTCAAAAGAAAACCAAATTGTACGCCATAACGAAGTTCAAAAAATAAAAGACAGAATCAGCCGCCAGAACAACTTTGAAAAGGACAATGGCATGTTGAGTTATGTCGTACTATCTTTCAATAGTCCAACAGAAAGAGCAAACTTCATGGAAATGTTTGGCTATGGATTTGACGAAAGATACATTGATGGTAAAGAATTCATGGATAGAGTCGAATTTGGAATAGAGTAACCAAAATAAACGGATACGCGCGCATGAGGAAAAAACCAGACATTTCAAAATTTAGAGAAATCCTCCATAAGACAGGTGGAAATCTTACAAAAGTTGCAGCTACATTTCGTGTAACTAGGAAAACCGTATATGACTGGGCAAAAGCTGATGATAAATTCAAGGATGCAATCACAGATGAAAGAGGGGCTTTAGTGGATGAATGTCTTGTTTCCGCACGTGTTTTAGCCCTTGGTATTCCTGAAAAAGATGAGAAAGGGAATTTTATCGGTTGGCGTGAACGTCCGGATGGGTATATGATTCGTTATCTTCTTTCCACATTAGGAAGAAAAGACGGTTTTGGTGAGCCACAGGATGAGGATGCGGATATTCCTCAAGACATTGATCACGGTGTTTCAATTGATTCATGGATTAAAGACAAGCTGAAATGATTGTTCCTCAAGAAATATATCATCCGTTATACACAGACAGGGAGAAGTTCATTATCCTCATTACCGGTGGCCGTGGGTGTGAGACACCTACGCAAGGAATTATAATGTCTGATTTGACAATAAAGCAAATTAAAGATATTAAAGTTGGAGATTGTGTCATGGGTGACGATGGCACGCCCCGCAATGTCCTTGCTACGATGAAAGGCAGGAGCGAAATGTTCCGTGTCAGACAAACAAGTGCAGAAGATTACTTTGTAAATGATGCACATATCCTCAGCTTAAAGAAAAGTCAAATTTCTATAAATGAAGGAAGATACAATGACTTTGAAGAATACACGGATATGCGTATTACTGATTATTTGAATCGCAGCAATCGTTTTAAGGAACATTTTAGAGGATATAAGACAAATTCAATACCATATAAAGAAAGTCCCGTTAAACTAGAACCATATTTGCTTGGCTTATGGTTGGGTGATGGAACAAGCATATATCCACAAATAACAACTCCTGATATAGAAATTGAACAGTACCTTAATGAGTATGCAGAAAATCACAATTTGCATCTTTCAATCAATGGAGTAAGAGGTAAAGCTAAGACATTCCGACTTGCCAAGAACTGTGGACTGACGAATCCCATAATGGATATTTTACGCCATTACGATTTGATTGGGAATAAACATGTTCCACAAGAATACATATCAAATAGTGAAAAAGTACGTCTAGAATTACTTGCAGGACTACTTGACACCGATGGAACGATGTGTCGCAATGGATATGAAATCACGCAAAAGAATGAAATACTTGCAAGACAAATAAAATATATTGCAGATACTCTTGGCTTTAGAACAAGTATTAACGAGAAGAACGCACGTTGTAGCGGAAAAGATTGCGGCAAAGTTTTTCGCGTTCATATCAATGGTGATACATGGAAAATACCTTGTAAGGTAGAAAGAAAAATTGTAAACAAAGCTGATGTTCATAAAAATAAAGATTGGCATTTGTCGCAACTTTCAATAGAGTCTGCTGGAATTGGAGATTGGTGTGGTATTTGTCTTGACGGAAACCAACGATATCTGCATTCTGATGGAACGGTTACGCATAATTCGGGCAAGTCTTTCAACGCTTCCACCTTCATCGAACGACTGACCTTTGAGCAGACTCCAGTTGAGAAGATTGTCCACCAGATTCTATACACCCGCTACACGATGGTATCTGCCGGCATGTCTATCATTCCAGAGATGATGGAAAAGATAGAACTGGACGGCACCACCAAGTATTTCAAGACCACCAAGACGGACATAGTAAATCGGATGACCGGCAGTCGTATCATGTTCCGGGGTATCAAGACCTCTTCCGGGAATCAGACGGCGAAGTTGAAGTCCATCCAGGGTATTACCACCTTTGTCTGTGATGAGGCGGAGGAATGGACCAGTGAAGAAGAGTTTGACAAGATTATGCTCTCCATCCGTAAGAAAGGAATCCAGAATCGGATTATCATTATCATGAATCCCTGTGACTCTAACCATTTCATTTACAAAAAATACATCGAGAATACCCACCGCTTGGTCGAGATTGACGGCGTGCAGGTACAGATTTCTACACATCCCAATGTCCTTCACATTCATACAACCTACTTCGATAATATCGAGAACCTTTCTCCTGAGTTTCTGAATGAAGTCCAGGAAATGAAGGAGAAGAATCCGGAGAAGTATGCTCATGTTGTCATAGGACGCTGGGCTGACGTGGCCGAGGGTGCCGTGTTTAAGAAATGGGGCATCGTGGATGAGTTCCCGATGTGGTGCAAGAAAGTTGCTATAGGATTGGATTTTGGTTATACCAATGACCCCACAGCAGCTATCCGATGTGGAATCATAGACAATGCTCTTTATCTGGATGAAGTGGATTATAGAACCGGATTGCTTTCCGGCGACATCATAAAAGTCTTGCGCCCATGGAATCTTAGAGTGATTGCTGACAGTGCGGATCCGCGACTTATTCAGGAAATCCACAACGGAGGCATCAAGATTTATCCAGTAGAAAAGGGGCAAGGTTCTGTCAATGCGGGTATTGACAAGATGCAGGGAATGGAGATATACATTACCAGACGCTCCTACAACCTGCAGAGGGAGTATAGGAATTATGTCTGGGCAAAGGATAAGGACGGAAACTACATCAACGAGCCGGAAGACCACGATAACCATGGCATTGACGCTGCGCGGTATTATGTGCTGGGAGAGCTTCTAGGCAGGATTATGAAACCGAAAGACATTTCAGGAGTATTTGGACATTAAATTTTAGTATATGAGAACTTTAGAGGAAATTTTAGCGATACCTGAGATAGAGAGAAAAATCTACTATCTGAAGAAAGGAAGAAAAACAGAACTTCCCAATGCTCATGCCCTTTATAATGACTGGAATCCAAACAGGCATGAGATAGTGATTGACGAGGAGAAATACCCAAAAATAAAAATCACCACCAAGCCTGAAGAAAGAATAACCGACCCGACAACAGGTAAAGAATACATTGAGCCGGCGGTTAAGAAAGAAGTTGAACCAAATAGAATAGCCCTTCCAATCGAGCAGGACATCGTAAACATTCAGACAGCTTTCACAGTAGGAACAGAGCCGACGCTTGACTGTCAGCCGGACCAGTCAGAAGAAAGTCTTCTTTCAGCTTTGAAACAAGTGTTCAAGAAGAACAAGCTGAAGTATCAGAACAAAAAGGTTGTCAGAGCATGGTTGTCAGAGCAGGAAGTGGCAGAATACTGGTATGTGGTGAAGGACGACGGTTTCTGGACAAAGCTTAAGCGCAAGGTTGCCGGAATCTTCGGCAAATCAAAACCAGAATATCGCTTGAAGAGTACCATCTGGTCTCCGTTTAGAGGTGACAAGCTCTACCCTTTCTTCAATGACAATGGAGATTTGGTAGCCCTCTCTCGTGAATACAAGAAGAAAGATTTGGATGATGTGGAGATTACCTGCTTTATGACCATCACCAAGGATATGGTTTATCAGTGGGAACTGACAAGTAATTGGACAGACAAAGGATCGTTCGCTCATGGATTCAAGAAACTCCCTGTAATTTACATGTACCGTCCGGAAGCGTATTGTGAAAAGATTAAGAGTCTCCGAGTAAGACTGGAGAAACTTCTTTCCAATTATGCGGACTGTATCGACTACCACTTCTTCCCTATCCTAATGTTATTTGGAGATGTGCAGAATTTCTCTGGTGAATTCAAGAACCGAGTGGTCGAGCTGACCGGACAAGGAGCTAATGCCCAATATCTGACATGGAGTCAGGTCCCGGATACAGTTAAATTCGAGGTTGAGACCTTACTGAGTCAGATTTATGGATTAACCAATACGCCGCGTATCTCATTCGACGCGCTGAAAGGTACAGGCAATGCTGTTTCCGGTGTAACTTTCGATTATGTATTTATGTCCACCCATCTGAATGTGGAGAACCTGAACGAAACTGTCGGCGAATTCATGCAACGGCGTGTAAATTTCCTGACTTCCGCTTTAGGCTCAGTTAATACAACTCTTGAAGCAGCCTCCGAGACAATTGATATAGATGTTCAGATGCAGCCATATAAGCTGGAGGACATCAAAGACAAGATTGACACAGCCATCAAAGCCAAAGATGGTGAAATATGGTCGCAGCAACGGGCTATTACTTTTGTGGGGAACGTTGATTCTGTTTTGGATGAGATTGAAGCCATCAAGGAGGAGCAGGAAGAAAAACAGAAGAATGACATTGAGAAACAAAAGAAAATTAATGAAATAAACGGAAAGAATCGTTTGTAAAATAATACTATTTGTATTATGTAGTATTGCAGTATCTCTATTTATTATAAATATAGTAAAAATACGAATATTTATTTTGTACTTGTTCGTATTTTTACTATATTTGCATTGTAATTAAGTCGTAAACGCTATGAGTTACAAATCAGTTAAAGAGGTTGTAACTATGTTGCTTGACAACGGCTTCATTCTAAAGAGCCAGAAGGGCAGCCACATGAAGTTTGAGAAAGATGGAATAACGGTAGTCGTTCCGAATCATGGAAAGAAAGGCGTTGAAAAAGGCACTTATTACAGCATTTTGAGGCAAGCGGGGCTGAAATAGCCCCCGCCTCTTTTGTTAAACTATAAAATGGAGGTCAATATGAGAACTGTAGAAGTGATTGTCGAACATGCTGGGAATAATCTCAGTGCTTACATTGAAGATGCTCCAGTTATTACGGTCGGTAATAACATAAGGGAAATTGAGGAGAACATGAAGGAAGCCATAGACTTGTATTTGGAGGACAATCCGAACCCTTGTGAGGTTCTCAAAGGAGAGTTTACTCTGAAGTTCAAGATAGATGCAGCCACTTTCATTAATTATTACAGCAGTATCTTCACCAAAGCAGCTTTGAGTCGGATAACAGGAATTAACGAACGCCAGTTATGGCACTATGCGGCAGGGGTACATAAGCCACGTAAACAGCAATTAGAAAAGATTCAAAAAGGTATTAATGCCCTGACGGAAGAACTGGCAGCTATAAACTTATTATAATTATGATAACTGTAAAGAGTAAAAAGGAATTAGAGAATGCCATTAAAGCAGGGCATAAAGAGATTTATGTTTCGGGTAAAGACCTACAAGCGGCATGCTATTTGGCCTGTAAATACCAGAACCTTAGATCTGCAATGTCATCAATTGCTGCAACCATTATGAGCAAGGTAGGAAAAACTGCTGTTATATCTGAGAGTACAGCAATTATTATAACATTATTTATCTGTATAACAGCAGTTTCAATAGTCGCAATTATATATAAATGCGATGTTGAGATTGATTATAAAAATGGTAAACTTTTTGTTAAACAAAAATGAAATAATTAATAAAAGCGTGATTACCCCAGTAGTCACGCTTTATTTTTGCCTAAAAACGAACATTCCCCTAATTGTTTCGTATCGTTAGCCTTAAAATTTCCCCTTCCTTTTTTCTATAAGTAAATTTACCGTATGAAATTATTAATCAAACTCATACGGTATGACAATCTTTGAAAAAATCTTGGCAGGACTGCAAACGAAGTTTCCGGGTGTGGACACTGCTACACTTACCCGTATAGCTACGAAAAAGGCTGAGGGTGTAACGGACGAAACGAAGGTAACCTCCATTGTCGAGGGTATCTCTTTTCAGGACGTGATGCAAAATTATGGTGATTTCCGTGCAGGACAGGCTCAGACTTCCGCTGTTTCAAACTACGAGAAGAAGCATAGACTGAAAGACGGAAAACCAATCGAGGATCCGGAAGAAAAGAAAGACGAAAAGAAGGATGATAAAAAAGACGAAGTTCCTGCATGGGCACAGGCTTTGATTGATTCCAACAAGACCCTTTCTGAAAAGCTAACTGCTTACGAGGCAGAGAAAGCGCAGGCGCAGCGCAATTCTCAGATTTCGGAGGTAGCAAAAAAGTACGGTATTCCCGAATTTATGCTGAAGGACCGCAACATTCCAGAGAACACGGACTTGGACACTTATTTCAAGGACATGAAACAGGATATGTCTAACAGCGGCTTCAAATTCGCACAAGCCCCTGAAACTGCAGAACAAAAGCAGGATAAGGAAGCAAGCGAGTTCGCCAAAATGATTGAGGCGGACACAAAATCTATTGTCGAACAAAAAAACAAGTAATTTATGGCAGCAGGATTTAAGTATAACATTGAGCCGGAACCGTCAATCGAGGAACGTTATGATGTTTCTACAGGTGTAAGACGCAGAGGCCCTTATAAGCTGGACACGACCAACCTTGTTGTTGGCTCGTTTTTACCATCCTTTACACCTATTGCCGCTGACCTGGTGAAGAAAACAGCCCAGGTGGCAATCCGTGTAGAAGTATATGAGAAATTTACAACCGGTTCCAACACCACATTGAAGATCAAGAAGAACTCTTTGGCTTATGTGGGTATGCATCTTGGAAACGGTGCACATGGAGCAACCATCAACTCCATCGACAAATCAGATAAGGCTTTCGACAAGTTGACGTTGGCTGCCGACTTCGGCGAAACTTTAGAGGCCGGCACAATACTTTATGAAGCTACAGAAGTTAGCGGTACTACACCTAAAGTTATTGCAAACTCCGCCTTGTATGAGAGGAAACAAGTAGAGAATGGCATTGTACTGGTTGCCCTTTTGATGCGTGCGTTTGAAATAGAACCTACCAAGTTAGCCATGCCATTCTCAGACATCGATAAGGCTAACATGCCGCATTTCCAGTTCAACGCTGCAGGTGTTCAGTCACCAACTGGTGTTTCATATGAACTGCCTGAAGCCTCGGATTCCGTAATGGGAGGAATTCAGTTAGGATTTACCCAAAGCGGAAAGAAATATCCGGTGGCATTGGAAGGCGGCAAAGCTTATGTCGAAGTTCCGTGGACAGACAATAACACTACCTATCAGGCAGCTAACTCAAGCACCTTGGGACTGGTAAAACAGGGTGCAAAAGTTGATGATGCTGCAGGCGGAGATGAAAAAGACAAAATTAATGCTCTTCTTGCATCATTGAGAGCAGCTGGTATTATAGCAAGTAAATAAAAAAGGAGAACAAAGATATGATGCTAACTATTTATACACTGTTTAACGATCCTAATATCGTAAGTGCCGTTATCCAACGCGTCCTTCAGACTCGTAAGGATACAATCTATTGGCAGCAGTACCTGGACTTCCGTAGAACGACAACTCGTGTGTTCAAAGACTATATTGGTCAGGTTACTGGCGTGATGGCCGGTTCTATCAACTCACGCTACGGGGAGAAACCTATCCGTGAGCGTAGGAACATCGGTTCTGGATATGGTGAGATTGCCTATTTAGGTGACCGTTACCAGATTTCCATTGACCGCTTGTCAGAACTGCAGGACTTGGTTGACAAGTTCAATGCCGCAAAGACTGCCGACCAAGTTGCCGCCATGCAGGACATCGTGAATTTCATCTACGATGACTATCGTCAGGTACTCCTTGCCGCACATAAGCGCATGGACATCGTTGTCGGTTCATTGCTGATGACAGGTAAGGCTCAAGTGAAAAACAAGGACGACAATGCCGGAGGAATCGACCTACTGGATATCGAACTTCCGTTCAAGTTCATTACCCCCGAAGCCGGAGCGAAGGCCAACTTCATCACATACCTGCAGCAGCAGATTAATGAATTGAAGGCCACTTACGGCAACTTCCCGAAGATGATTATGTCACGAGGAACATTCGTGAAAAATATTATCGGTTCGAGTGAGTTCGGTGATAAGTTCAAGATGCAGCTTACCGGTAACGAGATGTATATGTCAACCGGATTGATTACCTCTCAACTGGCTTCCACCGTCTTTACTGGTATTGGTCTGCCGGCTATTGAAATCAAGGAAGATTATGTTCTTGACCAGTCTGGCAAGAACGTGCAGATTTACGCTGATGACCATATTACACTGCTTCCTCAGGATAAGGTTGGTTACATGCGTTTCCACACTCCTTACGAAGCTGTTGACGGTGTACCGGGCCGCAACTATACTCAGGCTGACGGTGATATGCTCATCTCCGGTTACAAGGATGGAAACGGCCGTTATCTGGAATACACCGCGGAGTGGATTCCGCAGATTGCGAACCCGAACCAGATTGTGAACATCGACTTGACAACAATGAACGCATGACAGTAAAAGACTACATATCACAGAAGTTTCAGACCTTCGGCATCAACTTGTCGGAGGCTGACCTTTTGGAGATAAGTCTGTCTTCAGGAATAAGCGGAGAGGATGAGATGGACCTGTCAAACATCGGTCTCGTGTCGGTGGCTATGGCGAAGTTCATCCCCTCTCTATTACTTAGAGCCACTTCAATCAGCGAAAACGGTTTCTCTATGTCCTGGAATACTCAGGGCTTGAAGGAATACTATTCTTTCTTGTGTAAGAAGTACGGACTTGAAGACACGCTGTCAGATAAGCCTAAAGTCAGATTCCTATGATATTTGCTCCACATACATTACAGGTTAAGGTCTTTACTCCGATGAAAACAGACGAGTTCGGCCGGTCCATTCCCGGAACCGGTGAAGAAAGCTGGCAGGAAATATGTCGGTGCCGCTGTGATGATAACTCAACAAAAGAGTTTACTTCGGAGAACGGCGAGGTGTACCGACCGAATTATCACGTAGTCTGTGAGAAAAGAATCTCACTGAAGGCTGGTGATGAAGTCAGATGTATAGAGGGTGAAAATATCAGAGGAGCTGGCAAAGTTTACATGGTAAAGAATACGAATTATTTTGGTTACTCAGAGATATGGATGTAAAATTTGATTTTTCGGATGTGAATGGATTCTTTCGACAAGGTTATGCCGAAGTGAAAGCTGTTGAGGATAAGGTTGGCAAGGAAGCTGTCGATTACGCTATGAAGAATGGCAGTTATCAGAACCGGACCGGCACACTCCGTAAGTCAAATAAGTATTCAGTTGAGGATGACGGATTGGTGATAAGAAACGATGCTGAGTATGCCTCGCACGTCGAATCTAAAGGCTACGAGGTCTTGACTGGTGCGGCTCTATATGCTGAGAAACGATTGAAGGAGGAAATCAAATGAAGTATAGAAAGAAACCAATAGTAATTGAAGCTATTCAGCTTAAAGTAGATAACTTCGATGAAGTATGTGAATTTATGGGTGAAACTCCCGCACTGGAGCATAATCCGGATTTCGGGATAGATGAGCATGGTAACACCAACGAGCCTTATCTGGGTGTGTACATTGAGACTCTTGAGGGTAAGATGCTTGCAAATTATGGCGATTACATTATTAAAGGCGTAAACGGCGAGTTCTATCCTTGTAAGCCAGACATTTTCGAGAAAACATACGATAAATCTGATGATTTATCATACGCAATGGATTTCGGTGACGCCATTGAAGTTTTGAAACAAGGTGGTGCAATCCGTAGAAAAGGCTGGAATGGTAAAGGATTGTTTGTCATCAAGCAAGTGCCGGCGCATATTAAGAGTGATATTATTCCGAAGATGCAGTCGCTTCCGCAGTCAGCCAAAGACCTTATCCTGAAAGGAAAGGGCTTCATTGACTACACAAGTCAGTGTCTTATCTACAATGAGAATACCGGCAGAGCTGATTCGTGGGTTCCATCTATCAGTGATGTTTTTGCAGAAGATTGGGAGATTGTGCAATGATAGTGACCACCGACATAGCAAACATACTTTACCGTGACTGCCAGACTTTCGGCATTGACATCGTTCCTCATGGAAAGAAGCAGACTGGCGAATTGAAGTCTGAAATGATTGTCATTCATGCCAAGAAACAACAATCTGAAACGTATTGGAAGAAGTCTTTCGTAGAAGTGAACCTTTGCGTTCCTGACTTAAAAGAAGGCGAAGCCAATACAATACGTCTGAACGAGCTGGAGAAACAGGCGCAAGAAATGTTTGACGGTGTGACCGGACGCTATGACGGTACAACCTATCATTATTCCATCGACACAATCGGAACAGAGGAGGACACAGCCTTAAAGTGTCATTATGTAAATGTAAGAATTTTATTTGAAGTTTTAAATGTAAAATAATATGGCAGAAGCAAAGAAAATTACAGCCGCTAATATCAAGAAACTTTGGTATGGCGAGACAAGTGCTATCACAGAAGATTTAACAGGACAAGCCTTGCATACTCTTTTGCAGGGTGAAACCTTGAAAGAAGTGAAGAATATCCATCAGGACACATGGACTATTGAAGAAGCGGAGGCAAGCCGTACAAACTACAAGAACCAGCTCACTGGTCAGGTTTATCGTAGTGACAAGGAGATGGGCGATGTAACCGTCAACTTCACTATTGGTGAATACGACTATCCAACCAAGAAAGACCTCATGGGTGGTGATGTAATCAACACCGACAAGGGCTGGAAGCGTGCCAGGGGCAAAGTGAACATCGAAAAGTTGATTGTAGCCCAGACCGACGACGACCAGTATTGCGTTATCCCTCGCGCTGACATCGGCGCCCGTGAAGCGACAACAGATAAGGCCATCGGTATTCCTGTAAGTGCCGTAGAATTGGAACCGAAAGACTCTAATATTGCTCCAGAATACTGGTTCGATGCGGAAGAGGTTAAAGAAGCATGAACTGATGTGAAGGTCATAGCGACGCCTTCTGATGCGACAGTAAAGCTGGATGGGCAAACGGTCAAGTCCAAGAGGGTGAAATCTGGGACATCCGTTTCTTATGAAGTGTCAAAGGCCGGCTATACCACTCAGTCAGGAAGCATACCAACCTCTCTGTCTGATGCCTTCAAGACTGTAGAAAAGGAAATTACTCTCATTCAAGAAGGTGGCGGTTAGTTTTCAGAATGTTTAACGGGTGTGGCTTCGGCTTCACCCTTTTTCTTTTAAGATATGAACAAAGGAGCAAGAATAATATCAGAATCCATTATCGGCAGTGATTTCAGAACAGTATTTGTAGCCGGGAAAGTTTATACGGTCTACCCTCCTACTATACATAAATTGGCCGGAGCTATATCCTATCTGTCTGGAGTTCAAGAAGCAGACAATTTTAAAGATGTTCTGCTCTCCTTGGGAAAAAGCGAGGCTTACAGCAAAGCTCTTTCCTGGCTGATAGCTGGTGACGAAAGTTTAAGTGAAGAACTAGCAAAAGGAACATATGAAGAGAATGTGAACGCATTGGATGAAGCACTCTCTATGATTGACTCAAAGGTTTTTCTCAAAGCTGCCAGCTTGGCGAAGAACGTAAGCCTGCTGGCAGCGAAACCGAAGTTGTAGGAAATGACACTCTCTTAGGACAGATCGCATCGTTCATGGAAAATCTGCATCTGACATACCGGGAAGTGGTATATGAAATACCATACAGAAACTTAGTATTAATGCAGCGTGACAAGCTCCATACCGTTACCGGGACGAAGGTTACAAAAGTGAAGGGTAAGGATATGGCCTCACGAAGAAGAAGAAACAAAAAATAGATTGTTTCTTTGGATTTTCCACGGAATCATGTTATATTTGCCATGTATTCCAGCTGTGAGGCTTTAATACAATCAAAGCATTAATTGACATTTTGGCGCATCATAATGGTGCGCCTTTTTTTATTAAAAGGCCTAAAGGCACAAATACGCAACAATGGACACTTTGTTTGGTATTAATTATTCTAAATAACCGGGTATTAATGAATTGATGAGTAACTTCGGACATTTAATATTCAGTTATATATATGGCAATATTATACTTTAAAGTAAGCTCGGACTATGACGAGGTTATACGTCTGAGACAGGAATGTGAGAAGCTGGAAGCACAGCTAAAGAAAATGGACATAAACAAGTCTCCTGCTGCAGCAAAGGCATTAGAAGCACAATTGGCAACCGCTCGTCAGCAGATGATGGGACTTGTGACAGAAGCTGCAAAAGTTGGAGCTACAATGGAGCATGATTTCAAAAACGGGATTTACAATGCTTCACAAACAGTAAATAATCTTTCAGCGAATATCATATCACAAAGAGGTGTTATCAAACAGTTACAGAATGAGCTCATTCTTCTGAAAGATAAATACCGTGAAACGATTAAGTCTGGCGGTGATACTACAGGAATGTCTGAACAGATAAAGGCTCAAACAGCCAAATTAAGAGAACAGAAAGATGCTTTGTTCGGTCTTACGCAGCAACAGGCAGAAGCCCGTCTCTCAGTAAAAAAACTTAGGGATGAATACTCTGCTTTTAAAGAAGAAGCGGGAGAAACAGCTGAAGTCAATGAGAGAATGACGCTTTCGTTGACTAAAGTTTTAGGGGTTATCGGTGGTGCAGCAGCATTAAAAGGGTTTGTTTCCGATCTTATTAACGTCCGAGGACAATTTCAGCAACTAGAAATTGCTTTCTCTACTATGTTAAAGAGTAAGGAGGCTGCAGACAAACTCATGACAGAACTTGTTGATATTGCTGCTAAAACTCCTTTTGACCTTCAGGGGGTTGCTCAGTCAGCAAAACAGATGATTGCTTATGGCTCATCGGCAGAAAATGTAGGTGATGAACTTGTAATGCTTGGCAATGTGGCTGCTGGTGTTGGCTCACAACTTAGTGAAATAGCCTATCTCTACGGAACATTGAGGACACAAGGAAGAGCTTATGCTGTCGATATTCGTCAATTTGCAGGTCGTGGTATTCCTATATATGAGGAACTTGCAAAAGTCCTTGGTGTGACAAAAGATGAAGTTTCTGGACTTGTCAAAGAAGGAAAGGTCGGATTCAAGGAAGTAGAACAAGCTTTCAAGAATATGACCAGCGAATCAGGCATTTATTATAACCTGATGCAGGAACAATCAAAGTCTCTTACAGGACAAATAAGTAACCTGAAAGACGCTTGGGATTCTATGTTAAATAAAATTGGAAAAGAAACACAAGGAATCGCATCAACTGGAATTTCAACAATAAAAAGTCTCATAGAAAATTATGAAACGATAGGTAAAATCCTTGCCGGACTAATTATTACTTACGGAACATATAAAGCAGCCTGTATAGCCGTAACTGCCGTACAAGCACTTCATACTGCAGGAATCAACGCATTAACAGTAGCAGAAAGAATACACTATGGCTGGTTAGTATTAACAGAGAAAGCACAAAGACTACTTAATGCTACCATGCTAGCTAATCCATACGTGTTATTAGTCACTTCTGTTGGAGCATTATGTGTTGGTATGTATAACTTATATTCATCTTTTGATGATGTAAATAGATTATCCGTAAAATTGCAAAACGAAATTGATAATCTAAAAGATAAAACAGAACAAAATAACAATACAATTCGCGAATATCTGCCAATTGCAAAAGATGCAAAGGAGAGTACGGAGAAAAGAGAGGACGCAATAAATAAGTTAAAAAAAGCATTTCCTGATTACTTTAAAAGTTTGAGTATAGAAACATCAAAAAATTATGATGTAGCAGATGCTGTGGCTGCCTCTAACGAGGAATATAGAAAGCGTCTTGTCCTTATGGAGAAGCTTGCAAGACAACGTTATGAAGAGGCAAAGGCTAACTATGAAAAGAACCAACCTAAAAATGGCAATATCCCTTCTGTTATGGGAGGAACAACTGGCTATTCACAAACATCTATGTCTACACAAGACCTTGCATATGTCAAACAATTAAAAGCCGCATGGGATACAGCTAAAGATGCTGTAAAAGAATATAGTAAAATAAATAGTAAGGCAAAAACAAATAGAGGACCAAGCAGGGAAAGTTCCAATATTGACAAAAATAATAAAAATACAAATTTAGGGAATAAACAATTTAATTCCATTCATGAGCATGCACAGAAAATCTCGGAAATAGAGCGTAAACAAGCTATAGAACGCGCGAAAGAAGCGGAAGAATTGGAAAATCAGGTTGAGCAAGCCCGGATAAACGCTATGGCTGACGGCAGTGATAAGACTATTGCACAAAGAGAATATGATAATAAAAAGGAACTGGAAGCAATAGACCGGGCTAAAGAAGAATATATCCAAAAAGAAATTCAAAGACAGAAAGAAATCTTCGATGCAAAAGAAGATCTTAGAGCTAAACAAAATCCAAAGTATAAAAAACGCAGTTTCGACTCTTCCAATATCACGGTAGACAGTTCATCTTATGACTTGTTAAAAGAATATACTGAAAAAAATCAAATCCAAAATGAGGTTAATGCTCAAAAAGAAGCACTAAACGAATACCTCAAGAACTATGGCACATATCAACAGAAACGCCTAGCAATATCTCAGGAATATTCAGACAAGATCAACAAGGCTCAAAGCGAAGGTGAACGCCTTTCGTTACAAGCATCAATGGATGATGCACTGTCTAAGCTTGATTTTGAACAGATAAAAGGAAACATGAACTGGGAAGATGTATTCGGTAACCTCGGAGATATGACAATCAGCCAACTCGAAAGAATACGTCAGCAGCTAAGGAACATGCTTTCAGACGGAAATCTCGGACTTGAAGAATACAAAACTGCCGTAGAACAGATAGATAAGATAAATACTGCAATCGTTGAAAAAAACGATGAGGTTAAGAACACACTTGGGCTAATACTGCCCATGACACAGAGACGCAAAGAAATAGAGATGGAAGTGGCAGAGGCTGAGCGTACCGTTAATTCGTTGATGCACGAAATGATGGAAATGCAGAATAGCCTAAACCAACAAAGAGAAAGCGTAGCAGGATATTTGCAGACATCAGGAATAAGTGTCGGGGCAAAAGATATAATTACTTCCAACTTTGACAACATACTATCACAAATTGGCGGTTTATTTGGTGAAGACAGCGATATTTATAAAAATGTAAAGAAATCATTTGATGATATAGCTGGCAGTGAACGTAAACTGACAACCACAACCCAGAAATTGGTAAAGGCACAAAATGATGAATACGGAGCAAGAACAAAACTCAACAATTTCCTTACCAGTTTCGGCAATAAACTACAGGCTATAAGTGACATAATGTCACTAATTAATTCAAACATTCAATCACTCCCCGACCTATTCAGTCAATTGGGTGTTGATATGAGTAATGATTTTGGCAAAGGTATAAGCGATTTGGCTAATGCATCTCAGTCTGCATCAAACTTCATAAAAGATGCTATGAGCGGCAATTTTGTCGGAGCATTATCTAATGGTATAGGTGCCGTCAAGGGAATACTAAGCGGATTCAACAATATCTTAGGCCTGGGAATAGGTAAAGGAAACGTTGAATATGTTACAGAACTTACAGAGAAATTGACTGACAGCAATGACAGACTTCGTGATAGCATAGACCGTCTAAAAGACAAAATGGACGAAAGCGCAGGAGGTGAAGCCATAAAAAACTACGAACAAGCAAAAGATGCACAAGAACAACTGAATCGTCAGACTCTTGAAATACTGAAAGCGCAAATGTCTTACACTGGAGCACACCATTCAAACGCATACTACTGGGGTGAGGCGATAGATGGTAATGCGGCCACAAGTTCTCGAATATATGACAGCATAAATAAAAGCCTTATCGAATGGTTAAAAACAAACCCTAACGCAAACTACAGTATCAGTTCTGTTAATTCATATGAGGACATGTTCAAACTGACGCCAGAACAGATGGCATATATACGAGACTACAATCGTGAAATATGGAATGAAATAACCGACATCGGCAAATATGACAAGTCTGAATATTGGGAAAACTATGCAGATCTTGCCGGCCAGCTAGAAAATCTGACCGAACAAATAAATGAAAATCTCACGCAAGTGTCATTTGACAGCCTGAGAGACAGTTTTATGAACACACTGCTTGATATGGATGCAGATGCACAAGACTTTGCTGACGACTTTGGAGAATACATGATGAAGTCTTTGCTGAACTACCAGCTTGGAGACGTATTTGATGAAGACTTGAAAAAATGGTATGACGACTGGGCGCAAATGATGAGTGGGCAAAATGGAAACCTTACAGATGACCAAATGAACGAATTGAAGGATAGATGGGAAGATATGGTAGATGAGGCACTATCAATGCGTGACAGCATAGCAGATATAACCGGATACAAGGGAGGAAGCGAAGAACAACAGTCTGCATCTTCAAAAGGATTTGAAACAATGTCTCAAAATGCTGCCGATGAATTAAATGGCAGGTTCACTGCTTTATATGAATCGAATTTGCGTATTGAGACATCAGAACAACAACAGACAGTTGCTATTACAGAATTGAGAGGTAATATAAGTGCATTAACAGCACAAGCTGTTGGAATTTATAATATAGCCGATGAAACAAGAACCATATTGGCCAACTCATATTTGGAATTACAAGAAATACGTGAAAATACAGGATATTCGGCTAAATATCTAAAAGATATTAAAGCAGACATCGCTGAAGTGAAACGAAATACATCAAGATTATGACAGGAGATTTAATAATTAACGGAAAAGATGCATTTATTACCTGGGGTGTACGAATGGGAGACGGCTTCCTCGATGCCATTGATGGCTTCAATGAGATGAAAGACTACATTGAAAATGAAAGCCGTATTGAACACGGCAAAAGGATGATAACAGACAACGCACGTGTTGCATCACGAGAAATAGCCCTGCAGTTCACCATTGAAGGCTCTTCTGAAAGTGATTATCGGGCAAAGAAGAAAGCCTTTCAGGCTGAACTGGAAAAGGGAACCGTAAAAATCAATGTTCCTTCTCTTGGAAATGAAGTTTACAAGCTGGTTTACTTAGGGAAAAGTTTATCTTACGGAATGAACTCAGCTCGTTGTTTTGGTAAGGTTTCGAGCAAATTCTGCGAGCCAAACCCGACAGACAGAAGCGAATAACAAACATTTCCCTTCTTGTTTCAAATGGAAGTTCTAAAAATTAGAGCTTCCATTTTTCTTTAACGAACTTTGAACCGATATGGATGCAAAAATTGATATATACGGAATATCTGGAGATGTTATCTGTTCTGTGCTTATAACAAAAGATGCTGTAAGCCATGAAGAACTGATGACCTCAGACTATATACAATTGTCATGGAATGATGACAAGACTATAGTATTGCCTGCAGGAGCATATATTATATATCAAGATGAGAAATACTCACTTATTGAGCCATATCTACCTTTGCGTGAGAATGAAGCAGAATATAAATACACGCCACAATTCCATTCCAGAATAATGATCTGGGACAAAATTCCCGTACCTTTATATACATATGAAAGTGACGGATTGACGATTAAAAGCCGAGAAATGGACTGGGACTTTACAGGCTCTCCTGCAGATGCAATGTACATGGTAAAACAGGCCATCAAGAATGAAACAGGAGAAGACTGGACCATACAACTGTCAGAAAGTCTTCCGGCTACAATTACAATATCGTCACAGTCAACCTCCATTTTCTCTAATCTTAATAATATTGCCGAAGAATGCGAGACAGAATGGTGGACTGACAAAAAAACAAATACCCTTTATCTCTCTGAATGCAAATATGGAACACCTCTAAAGTTAATTGTAGGTGAAAACGTCAGCGTGCCGTCTGTAAGCGAAAGCAAAGACGGTTACTATACACGCTTTTATGCCTTTGGATCCACACGAAACATCACACAAGAATATGACAGCGGTCAAGCAACAAACCATATTGCCAACAAACGCCTTGGTCTTGACCCTACAAAATATCCCGGAGGCTTCAAGGATATAAAAGGACATTTTGAAGATGGAGTATTTACTTCAGACCTTATGCCTGGAGAAATATTCATAAAGACATTGTTTTTCGATAAGATTTTTCCTTCATCCAAATTAACGATATCTGATGTAAGAGCCAGACTAAAATATCGTCTTGACAATAATGGCAATAAAATAAAGATTGGAGGAACTGACGACGAACCTGTTTATGAACAGTACGCTATATGGTATTTTCAAATTGAAAACTTCATTTTTGACAAAGAGAGCATAATTGATGGTAAAAATTTATCGGTTTCATTTGAAAGCGGGCAACTCGCAGGACGAGATTTCGAACTTAAATACTACGATAAGCCAGAAAAGAAAAATGACGAAGCTGATGTAACTACTTTCGAAATAAAAACAGGAGATTATGAAATAATTATAGATGAAAGCACCGGAAATATAATACCAGGCTTATCGTATATAATACCACAAAACGGAGACCAGATAATTCTTTTCAACATAATAATGCCCTCCGAATATGTTTCTTCTGCTCAGAATGAACTTGAAAAAGAACTGGATAAAGCAATTTCAGATGCAAGTAAGGACAATAATTCATATGAAGTGGAAAGTTATCCTGAAAGCTTCTATGAACATAGTTATGACACTCATCTTGGTCAAGAAGTAAATTTTTACAATGGAGACAATATTTTGAATAGCCGTATCCTAATGGTCGAGAAACATCTGGACTTCCAATATGAACAGACCATAAGAATTGGCAATGAGCATATTAAGGGTAATACTCAGGAACTTAAAGAAGAAGTTGCAAATGTAAATCAGAATATTGATATCATAAAGGCATTCAACGAACTCTCCACATCTCTTTCCAACGCTTACGCTAACGCACAGCGTGAAATGATTGAAGGTTTTGCCGCAATAAAAAATATATGGGAATTTGACAATGATGAAAGCCATTGGAGTACAGACAATAATGGTGACAAGAGAAAAACAATAAAATCAAAATATAATGTATGGAGTTCCGGGTACATTTCTGCTTTAGGGACCAATACATCAGAAGATTCTTCAGGCACAGGCTCATTCGACCTTCTACAGGACTGGGATAAATATGTTGACTCAACAGCTAAAAGCATGGCTCTGTCAGCTTTTTTAGGCAAAGACCTGTTAGACCGTGTTATCTCGCTTGAAGAAGGACAAAAAGGACACAAGATTACCATATCAGGCTCTGGAAATGTCGTTGTTAATGTGGAAGAAAGTAGCGACGGCGGCACCCTTACATTCACGAAGGGGAACATAGATCTTAGCGGTTACGCCACTACAACAGCCCTTGCTGAAGTTTCTAAAAAGGCAGATGCCGTTACGACGAAGGTAAATGATTTTCTTGAGGGTACGGACACTGACAACATTATAAACCGGTGGAAGGAACTGGAAGCATTTCTTGCAGGACAGACGCAGACGTCCACACTTGCTGAATTACTTGAGGTAAAGGCAGACAAAAATTTGAGGATTAATGCCGGAGCCGGACTTACCGGTGGCGGCAGACTGTCGGCGGATATCACACTGACTCTTGCAACAGTAGGGACCGAAGGTACATACACAAAGGTAGTAGTAGACAAGTACGGTCGCGTAACCGACCATGCCACATTGAGTGCAGGAGATATCCCTATGCTCGACATATCCAAGATCAGCGGCCTGCAAGGAGAATTGGACAAGAAACTGAACATAAATGATTTCGGGAGCAAGTTTGCCGCAGAGATGGCAAACTGGTTTAAGAAAGACACTGAAGGCAATGTGTTTGTCGCTAACGCCAAAGGATTCTACTCGGAGTCTTTCGTATCAGCACTCGGCATGAATTCCGGCGGCAGCTCCGGCAGCTCTTCTTTCGACCTTCTACAGGACTGGAATAAATATGATGATTCAACGGCAAAGAATACTGCCCTATCAGCTTATCTTGGTAAAGACCTGCTGGACAGGATGAGAATAGAGTTTTCCGATATGGACAACTGCCGGATAAACGGCACAGGAAAATCAGGAGTGTTTGATGTCTATTCTAGCGGCCATAGTGTCGGCACTTTATTAGTGAGCAACGACATTATGAGCCATGGCACAAATCAGTTGTTTATAACGAATATGCTGATGGATGTTGACAGCAACACCCATCAGGACGACAGGATATATGTTTATTACAGGTATTACAACTTTAACGCTCCAAATGCCGTAACGGAGAAAGGAACATGGAGTAAATGGTGCCTTGTAATAGGATCAAAGGCCGGTGAGAACGGCATAGCGCGTATAAAAGGAATCAGAGACAATGACATAGATGATGTTCAGAACGCTATCGGCGTATGGGCAATAGACGGTACTGCATACAATGCAGCATCAGAAACAGATATTAGTAATATTTTTAATTAAAAAAGTTATTATGGCAAAATTTTTAGACTTGACAGGCTTAACCCATTTTTGGAGTAAAGTAAAGGCTTATGTAGACGGTGCTGTAAGTGCAGCAAAAACAACAGTAGGTAATTATACAATTAACGGGCAAAAGATTAGTACTAATCCTACCATACTTGGCAATGTGACAAATGACGCTCAGGTCAAGCGCAGTGAAATGGGAGTCGCCGGAGGTGTAGCCACGCTTAATGAAAACGGAAAGGTTCCGTCATCTCAGCTGCCTATGTTCATGGATGATGCCTTAGAGTTTGACAATGAGGTAACGGACAGCAGCTCGCTAAAAGTAATCACAGGTTCGGCGAAATCGGTTGTAGGAGTTGTTTATTGTAGGGATAAAGATAAGTTTTTAGGACAGAAAGACGCGCTGAGCAATGAGTATTATGCGGCTTGGGGTGAAAGTGACAAAATCAGAGGGTCTGAAGCTTACGGGACGACCGTAGTGGGCCAGGGGGTTACTCCTAAAGACGGAGTGATATATGTCAATCTGGGAAATGCCAAGAACTACAGATATGCCGGTTCATCCGCAAAACTGGTAGCTTCAGGTTCTGACTTAGCACTCGGAGAAACATCAAGTACGGCTTTTAGGGGTGACTATGGTAAGATAGCTTATAACCATGCGCAGGCAAAGGGTGTGGCTTTAAGTACAGAAAAGCTATATAAGATAACAACCAATTCAGAAGGACACGTAACAAAAGGAACTGCAGTTACAAAAAACGATATTACCGCACTAGGAATACCTGCACAGGACACTACATATGGTATCGCAACGGCATCTAAGGCCGGTCTTGTTAAGCCTGCATCCGTTATTACAAAGCCTACAATAAATACAGCAACGACTACATCAGGCAAATATTATCACGTGCAAATGAGTAGTGACGGTGCTATGTTCGTTAATGTCCCATGGACAGACAACAACACGACTTACGGATCTATCTCTGAGTCAGAAATAGACAGTCTATTCTCATAACAACCCTTAAGCAGGGTATCAAAATAGAATGCTCCACTTTCATTAAAAACTTGCCTATGAAATTTTTAGATTTAACAGGACTTTCACACTTTCTGGATAAACTGAAAAGTTTAAAAGGGGCTGATAATGGCTTTGCCGGACTTGATAAAAACGGTTTTGTAGAAGAGGATCAGCTATTGTACAGGTCGAAGGAAGTTATATACTTCACAAAACAGGTATCAAGCACGACCATGGCTTCTGTTGGTACTTCTCTTATAAATCCTAAGCAAGTTGTTTATGATAAGAGTAAAAAACGATTTGTTGCCACTAATGCATCAACATCTGTATACACAAGTTGTCAAGCTGCTTGGGCTCAGACATCAGAAGAAGCATATAAGGCCTCTTCATCTTTTGGCAGCCAGGATGGCACAAACGGAATCACCCCTAAAACAGGAGTCATATATTATGATGAAGAATTAAAAAAGACATATATATGGAATGGGAGCTATCTGGAAGAAACAGACTACTCTGTAGACGGAGATACGACTCTAAAGCATATATTCTTTAATAAGAGTTCATCGGTAACATCTCCAAGCAATACTGTTAGTCACGACATTAATATTACTAGCAACAAAGTAGGATTTCAATTTGTATCCCCACTTGTTGCGACATACGTGACTTCTACCGACCCCATAAATTCAAGTAGGCCCAAAATTCAAACCATACAAGTCACTATGCTTGATGCCACTTCTGCAAGAAATGGCTATATGACAAAAACTCAAGCGGGACAATTAAGTAACTTATATTCTAAATATGGAAGTAAAAGTTATTTATCACTTTCAGATGGAGGAACGGTAACTGGAAATGTAGCTTTTAACGGTGGTTTTAGAATAAACAATGCTCCTTTGGAATTAATGGGTGAAGGTATTGAAATATATCATGCAACACCATTTATTGACTTCCATTATAATAAATCTTCTGCGGATTATACATCCCGTATAATTGAATCTTCTTCAGGAGTATTAAAGATTAATGAAGTATCACTTTCAAATGGTCAAGTTACTGCAACAAAGGTAACTCAAACTTCAGATGAAAGATTAAAAGAGAATATCTCTACAATAATAGAAGATATAGACAAAATTAAGGATATTGAATTCTTTGAGTTTAATCTGAATGATGATGTAAATAAAACAAAATCTTATGGCGTCATAGCTCAAGACTTAGAAAAGGTTGGGCTTGAGAATCTTGTTGTAGAGGATGCCAATGGATACAAAGCTGTAGATTATACCGCTTTGATTATGCTGGAACTGCAGAGGCAGAGAAAGGTGATCGCCGCACTGGAGAAAAGGCTGGCGGAGATTGAGAAAACATGGAGTTGGAAATGAATTACGGAATAAAATGGGAATAATTGAAGGAAACATCATATCTGCCCCGCTTAACACAAGGGATGTCGGCTCTGTCCTTGGCTCGGCATCAAATGACGTGGGCACTCTTTGCACGCATGCAAACATCAACATGTGGGCTAAATACAAACCTGTGCCGTTGCGTGCTATGTTCCCGGAAGACACCTTAAAAGGTTCTTCGGACTGGAACGGTACCCCGCAATCAAGCACACATAAGCCTTGGTGGTATGGCGACGGAGACCAGCCGGCATACACGGTACCTGTCATAAGTGAACTTGCAGATATGGGAAGTAACGGCAACCAGAATAGCGAGGCTGTGTGGAGATACAACGGTCCGACAGGCAAAGGTGCTTCTGCAGCACATTCTGACTTTCCTTTCAGACTGACAGATTTCGTAGGTTACAGACATGACGCAAGGCCGCCGTTCACGGTAAACCTTCCTATAGAACTGACAGCTGACAACTTCACCTATTTTGGGGTTGACATGCCGGACCGAGAACAGGGCGAGCTTGACTTGTCGGACATTTGCGACATACTGCATCTAAGTGCAGTATATATAGGCATAATCATCAAGAATATTACCCGCGGAATAACATCAGCATACGTTAGTACCGTTGCTTTGAGCGCTAATAATGGAGATAGCTGGGCTATACCTGTTGTCATTAACAACGGCTCATCTATTGAGAACGGAGGCGCCGGCCAGACTATATCAGAGTCAGACACGATAGATGTGTACCTGTTTCTTTCTACATCAGCAGGGGAGACAAACTGGGAGAACATGACAAAATACAGTGCCCTTCTTACTCCCGATATGCACATCTACAGGAGATATAAAGGATATGGCCATAATATCAAGATTTTCACTGGTACATTTACGTATGTTCTGGAAGCAGAAAACATCCTTGATTGGGGCAAGACATGGTACTACAAAGACAGCGACGGAAACATTTTCTCTTTCCGAAAGACTGTTGACCAGATTTCAAACCCGGACTCAAAAGTAACCGTTAAACTCACAAGCGGAAGCACTGCATACGATTCATTGCGTGCCACAATCGTACAGAAGGGCAAGGTAAAGGACAGCAATACAGGACAACTGACAGAGATAAATCTCGTCTACGCCTTGGCATACAATGAGGGCGCAGGAATGATAGGTACATCAAACAAGACCCTCGTACTTGGAACGAAGTTTAATACAATCTCATTTGCAGCATACCCCACGGAGGAAGACGCCAACCGAGAAAGCAACATACAATGGATGCGAGGCATGCCGATAGTCCAGAATGTAGAATATAACAACGCGGATGCTAACCTCGAAGGCGCTGTTACTGATAATATATTGGATGTAACCGTAATGATTTCGCCTTCATCTCAATATACACGAATTGATCTTACCAATAACGGAACACCCGTGAGTGTGGAACAATAATACAAACTATAATTTGTATGTCAAGATAAAAATAATTTAATCAAAACTTTATAAACAAAATCATGAAAAAGATAACAACAGAGAAAATCCTGAGCGTCTACAACCTCATAAGTGACGCAAAACTCACAAAGATGGAGGACTGCGACAAGTTCAAAATGATTAAGATTATCCGTGCCTTGAAACCGGTAGTAACGAATTTTGAAGACTTTAAAAAAGTTGCCAAAGACAAACTGAAAGGCGATAATCACGACTATATGCTGGAGAAGGCACAACAGTGGCAGGCGGAGGGCGAAAAGACAACTCTGAGTGAGTCTGAGCGTATTGAGATAAACAGATACTTTAACGACTACAACAACAAGATTTCTGAATGTCTGAAGGACGAGGGCCTGAAAGAGAACGAACTGGATTATGAACCGCTCAAAGAGCATGTATTCGGAAAACTTGTTGCCAGCAACGACTGGACACTGGGCCAGATTGCTGCGATTGAGGAAGTTATAATTTAATATCTAAATAAATTTACTGATATGTTTGAACAAGATATTTATATGAACAGCGGCACCAGAATGTTTACGTTCGCCATGATGGGCAACGAGCTTGTTGCCGTGATATATGATGCACGCTGGTTTTTGGCGACGATACTTTTATGTGTATTAGCTGACTTCCGCTATGGTTGGGGCGAAAGCAGCAAGCGGTTCAATATGGCCAAGAAAAAGGGAGACAAGATAGTGATGTCGCAGTATAAGTGGCGCACGTCAAGGGCTATCAGAAGGTCAATCAATAAGTTGATGGACTACCTGATGTGGGTGAGCATAGGTGCTTTTATTGGCATGGCTCTCCTTAAGCCTATAGGTATTAATTACATGATGGGCGGTTTTGTAGCCACTTGTATTGCCGTCGGTTGTGAAGCAAAGTCTTTCTTTGGTCATTTCTTTTGGCTTCATGGGGTAAGGATTGAAGAAAAGAGTATTAAGGGCTTTTTCAGGGCGTTTGTCGTTGCTTTCGCAAAGCGCAAGAACAAAGACATAGGTGAAGCCTTGGAAGCCGGTTTTGATGAAATAGATAAAAAGTAAAATTATGAGAAGCATTAAAAGAATTTTTGTACATTGTACTGCAGGAAGTCAGAAGCAGACAATAGAGGATTTGAGAAAAGAGTTTAAGAACAAAGGCTGGAAGAACCCCGGCTACCATTATGTGGTCATGCCTGATGGCACGATAAAACAGATGCTCGGAGAGGAAAAAGTGAGCAACGGAGTACAGGGCTACAACTCGACATCTGTTAATGTTGCCTATGTAGGCGGCATAGACTCAAATGGCAAGGCTGTAGACAACAGAACTGAACCACAGAAGGCAAGTCTTGTAAAGCTACTTAAAGAGTTGAGAGGCCGTTATCCGAATGCTCAGATACTTGGTCACAGGGATATCAGCCCTGACACCAATCATAACGGCAAGGTTGACTCATGGGAGAGGATTAAGGAATGTCCTTGCTTTGATGCCATAACAGAATATAAGGATATATAATATTAACAAAAGGTGTTCTTTGACATTGTGGGTTGCCGTTAAAAATACAATATTTTCGGTAAATTATATACAATTATTCGGAAAAATTATATATCTTTGCACCATGTAAAAAGCCCTTACGGCAATAAGGGCTTAAATAACAGACGGTGTGCCCGTCTAATATTTATTAAATTATATGGCAAAGATAGAAAATAATTTTGAAAAACGGAAACGCATCACAAAAAATGAAGCGTTGGAACTGCTTAAAGATTGTTATAATGACATCTTTAAGGCGTATTATGCTGGTTTGGCAAATTACAATGAAGAAGTCAATATGACCATACCTGAAGCGAGGACAAGGCTTGTAGGCCCTTTGCTTAACGCAAAGATAACAGAGAGTTTCATTCTCGCTTTTCCTGAGAACTGGAACAAAGGGAAATACGGAAGGATAATATTCAGATGGAATGGCGTGCTCATGCTTATCAAGAAATTGGATAAGCATGACAAACCGTCGTATATTCCGACAATACTTTCAGATTCGATTGCCAACCAATACCAATTACCGCTTTTCCAAGGCGATGAAGGAAAGGAAGAGCCGATACTGATATTCGGGTATACAAAGGATGGTTTCGGGCAGCTTGTAAATCCGAGGATAGTCCTGTATGATGATGGGGTTCAATGGACTGCCTATATGGAAGACGGCATTAACATGCCAAAAAGCAATACGGGTACACAGGAGATTGTTGTCCGCCTGAAGAAAAAAGAGACAGGAGAGAAGAAGGCAGAATAATAATTGGGCACACCGTCTGTATTAAAAAATAAAATAATGTCTTATGAAATGTGAACAGCTAACATTCGCAAGGGAATACAGGGGATTGACGCAGACCACACTTGCGGCAAAAGTCAAGGGGCTGTCGCAATCCAACTTGTCAAAATATGAAAAGGGGTTTGGCGGGCTGTCAGACAACATGCTTAGTTTGATTATGTCCACGCTTGATTTCCCGATGAAATTTCTTGACATGAATATCATCAACAAGGTTGACAGCAAGCATTACAGGAAGAAGGCTACTATAACCGTAAAGACACGCAACGAGATAGACAGGACAATATCCCTGATTGCGTACTGTTTTGATTGGCTCAGCGAATTTGTTGAGATACCAGACTATTCATTTGGCTATTATGACATGGACAATGGTATAAGCCCGGAGGAACTTGCCGGCCACATAAGAAACAAGTATAGGCTCGGCATGTCGCCTGTATCCGATATTTGCAATTTCCTTGAGCGTAACGGGGTATTCATTTACATGTGGGATAGTCCTAATGACGAGTTTGACGGGGTTTCCCTGATAACTGATGCAGGCAATCACCTCGTGATTGCGAACAGGAACAGAAGCAACGACAGGATAAGGTTTACGCTTGCACATGAATTGGGACACATACTGATGCACGAATGTCAAAGCTATCCGGTATTCAGCAATAGAGACAAAGAGAAAGAGGCAAACGCTTTTGCCTCAGAGTTCCTTCTCCCTGTCCAAGCTGTCAGGAACCCCCTGCATAATGTCAGGCTCGGACAGCTCCCTGAGCTGAAACGGTATTGGCTTGTTTCCATGGCCTCACTTTTGGAAAAGGCAAAAAATATAAATGCCATTACAGGTGAGAAGTACAAGTCTATGAGAATGGAGTTCAGCAGACGTCATTGGAATAAGAAAGAATCTTATGAAGTGTCTATTGACAGTCCTACCGTCTTTGAGCAGGCATATAGGCTGGTATCGGACACATTAGGGTATTCAATCAGCATGATTTCGGAAAGCACAGGCCTGCCAAAGGATATCTTGATAAAGATATTCGGTAAATCGGCGAAGATTATATCATTAAAGCCACAATTATAACAATTATCTATTTTGAAATAACAAAGCGGTGACCTACATGTCAGGGTTGCCGCTTTAATTTTTTATGACATGGAACGAATGAAAGAATTATTTTGTGGAATTATTGTTTGTACTCTGATAAGTTTGTTGACAGGTTGTAAATCAACAAAGTACATTCCGCTTGAAACTGTGCGAACCGACAGTATTTATGTCGACAGATACCAGCGTGACAGCATATATCAACGAGACAGCGTATTCGTTAACAGATGGACGGCTGGAGATACCATATATCAGGATAAGGTCGTTTGGAAGTACATCTATCGTGACAAGGTAAAATATGACACGGTGGCCACATTGCGTTCAGATACAATAAATGTCCCCTACCCTGTTGAATGCAAACTGAGTAAATGGGAACAGCTTAAATTGAATGTTGGAGGATGGGCTATAAGCATTATCATTATAATAGTCTTGATTGTAATGGGATGTATGGTATACAAACTAAAAAAGTAAGCTATAAAAGGGCTGTGTAATAGTATTGCTACACAGCCCTGATTTTATTGAACTTTATCCGTAATCTCTCTGACGATAGTTTTAGGAAGTAATTTAGCATATACGCTTTCAGTAGTTCTTATGCTAGAATGCCCCAAAACTTTTGATACGACTTCCATGCTGACGCCTCTATTTAAAAGTAACATCCCGCAGGTCCTTCTACCCCAGTGGCTTGCAATATCTTTATTTATCCCGGCATAATCAGCAATAAGTTTCAATCTCATATTATATTGTTGAATGGAAAATTTTGGCATATTGTCACCATATCGTTTCACAATTTCCATCACATCAGGCAATAGCACTGCACAATATTCTATTCCGGTTTTATTTCGCTTTGCATTAATGTAATGGTGTCCATCAATTTCCTCTATTCTGGAAAAGTCAAAGTTCATTAAATCTGAAAATGACAATCCTGTAAGGCATTGTATTACAAACAAGTCTCTTACTTTTTTAAGACTTTCTGTCGGCAGTTCTGCAGCCTTGAGTGCTTGAAATTCTTTTTCTGACAGGAATCTACCTATCTCGCTCTCACCTTTGACTATTTTTATTCCGATGTAAGGATCTGCTGATATGAGTTCATGTTTGATAGCATCATGAATATATGTTTTCATAAATTTGTGGTAAGAACAAATTGTTGTCTGCTTTATATTCTGTTGATGCAGGAATTCATCATATCCGATTATATTCTTTTTTGTCAGATCGGAGAAATAAATGATTTTGCCATACTGTTCCAATGAATTTATGAGTTTCTTATGATTCTTCTTTGTAGAATCTCTAATGTCATTTCTTTGATCAATTCTCATAAGGATATATTCCAGGAACTTCATTTCCTTTTTATCCTCATAATCCAGAAAGCTCTCTAACTTCTCAAATGTAAAAGGTTCGTTCTTTTCCATCAGCGAAGATATAAAATTGTCTATACGCTCTTTAACTGCATTTATACGCTTATTAAGCGCAACCATTTCAAAGCAATTGCATACAAACTCTTTTTTATTATACTGATTTTTAAAAACTTTAACACCAGTACTTATATATTTCTTCTTTCTTTGAAAAAGGATTTCAACTTGAATCAACGCCTTTTTCTCATTTGTTGCGGTATTTTTTCTATCGAAAACGAATCGTGTGGTAGGATAATCTGTCATAACTAATCGTACTTTGGTAGAACACAAAGGTAGAACAAAAGTAGAACATATTGGCAAAAAACGGCAAAAATCAGCAAAAAACGATACCAATATTTTCTACCTTCGGAATTACTATCAAATAGCGATTACATCGTAAACCGCTGATTATCAACAAAAAAGGACACTTAATATAGTGTCCTTTCTGTGATTCCGTTGGGATTCGAACCCAAGACCCACGCCTTAGAAGGGCGTTGCTCTAATCCAACTGAGCTACGGAACCCCTAAATCGAGTGCAAAGGTACTCAAAATAATTCTTATAACAAAATTTTTTAGGAAAAACTTTTAAATAAGAATACAAGTACCTCTAAAATATTTATGAATTCATCGTTGCAAGGAACTCATCGTTATCATAAGTACGAGCCATACGATCATGAATTGTATTCATAGCCTCAATTGGCGTCATGTCAGAAATATACTTACGTAAAATCCACATGCGGTCGAGAGTTGTCTTGTCCTGCAACAGATCATCACGTCGTGTACTTGAAGCAACAAGATTAACAGACGGGAATATTCTCTTGTTACTGAGGCTTCTATCCAACTGGAGTTCCATGTTACCCGTACCTTTGAACTCTTCGAAAATAACCTCATCCATCTTGCTTCCAGTATCAATCAAGGCTGTTGCGACAATAGTGAGCGAACCTCCACCCTCTATATTACGTGCCGCACCAAAGAAACGTTTCGGCTTCTGCAGAGCATTAGCGTCAACACCACCGGTAAGCACCTTACCACTAGCAGGTGAAACCGTATTGTATGCACGTGCAAGACGTGTGATAGAATCAAGGAAGATCACCACATCATGACCACACTCAACCATACGCTTTGCCTTTTCCAATACAATACCGGCAATCTTTACATGACGTTCTGCCGGTTCATCAAACGTAGAGGCGATAACTTCTGCATTAACCGTACGCGCCATGTCGGTAACTTCCTCTGGACGCTCATCAATAAGCAACATCATAAGATATGCTTCCGGATGATTTGCCGCAATTGCATTGGCTATGTCCTTCATAAGGATTGTCTTACCTGTCTTTGGCTGCGCAACGATAAGCGCTCTCTGTCCTTTACCGATCGGCGAGAACAAGTCAACAATACGAGTGCTGAGGTTTGTAGTTGAACGCTCACCGCACAAAGTAAACTTCTCATCCGGGAATAAAGGAGTAAGATGGTCAAACGGTATACGGTCGCGTACTTCAGCTGGATCACGGCCGTTAATCTTATCAATGCTTGTCAACGGGAAATACTTCTCTCCGTCATGCGGTGGACGCACGTGGCAATTTACCACATCGCCAGTCTTAAGTCCATAACGCTTAATCTGGGCTATAGAAACATAAATGTCATCAGGAGAAGAAAGATAATTATAGTCGCTCGAACGCAGGAATCCATAGCCATCAGGCATTATCTCAAGTACGCCATTGGCTGTGATAATATCCTCAAAATCAAATTGCGGTACACTTTCCGGCTCCATCTGAGGAGCATACATAACATTATTTAAGTCCATAGGACTTGTCGGATTGTCGAACATATCAAATCGCGGCACAGCCATCTGATCCTCAATCGGCAAGTCAACAATAGGAATAAAGTCTGTTCCGTCTCCGGGATCGCCTTCCCATACACCTGATGCAATAATCTCACGTTTCTCGTCAGCCACTTCGTTGTGTGCATTCACCTTGGCCTGCAACTGTGCTATAAGATCTGTTGAGTTGTCATTCTGAGTATCAGGAGCTTCTGCGGTTGCAAATTCAGCTTCAGGAACAATGGCCAAATCTGTTTCTTCCGGCATGTCATCACTTATTGCTTCAGGAATTTCGCTGACACCTTCAACAACATCCTCTGATATTGCTTCCGGAACTTCAGGCGCAGCCTCAACTATATTATCAACAACAGGCTGCAATGGCTCAGGCTGTTTTTCCGGTTCAACAGGCACAACCTCTTCCACAACAGGAACAGCCTGCGGCTGCTCAACCTCAGCCACCGGTTCGGCAACAGCCTTGCTCTTAGCCCGAGAACGTGTCTTGGCGGGCGGAGTAACCGGTGCATCATTAAACAATGAGGGAGTCTCAGCCTGAACTTTATTCTTTTTCAAATCGAAGTTTTCGCCTTCCTTTCCGTTTACAGAATAAACACGGTCGGTGTCCTTCTTTACAATACGAACTCTGCGACGCTTCGTGCCAAGCGGGTTCTTGTTTCCTTCAATTTCGGCCTGCTTATCAAGGATCGAATATATTATTTCTTCCTGAGTTTCGCCAGACTTGATTTTAGCACCCACTTTCTCTGCTATCTCTTCAAGCTCGGAAATATCTTTAGATAATAATTCGTCTTTGCTATACAT